CCGCCCCCAGCCAGTCGGTTTCCCGGAACTCCGTCAGCGGCTCCCGGCTCTGCAGGTTCTTCAGGTAGGTTTCAATCTGGTGCTTTCGTGCCATGCGCTCGGCAATCAGGTCGGTGACCTCGGTGTGTCTGGCCTTGGCCTTATCGAACCGAGAAACCAGACCGTCGTACCGTTTCTGGTATTCAGCCTGATTGAGGGCAACGTGAGCGTTTTCCTTGATGCACTCCTCAATGAGCTCGGCAGCGATGTTGATCTCAGCTTCCAGCTCGCTTAGCTCTCCCTCAAGGGCTGTGGTGTCGAGGCTCCTTGAAAGGACCTGTTCGTATATGGCTATAAACTGTTCCTTCTGGTCGATCACCTGATTGGCGGCCCGGAGGAACAGTTCTTTTATTTCATCCTCGGTGAGTGTCGGGGTAGCGCATTTCTGACCGTCGAACTTGTGATTGCACTGCCAGATGACCTTCCGGTAGGCATCGTTGCTGTGCCAGACCTTCGGCCCGTACCAGCTGCCGCAGTCGCCGCACTTGACCTTGCTGGAAAAGATGCTGACCGAGCTCTTGCGGTTCCGGCCCTTTTGGCGGGTGGCTATCAGGGTCTGCACCATCTCGAAGGTCTCCGGATCGATAATGGCCTCGTGATTATCCTTGACATAGTACTGCGGGATTTCGCCCTCATTAGCTTTTTTCTTCTTGGTCAGGAAGTCGACTGTGAAGGTCTTCTGTAGCAGCGCATCGCCCTTGTACTTTTCATTTGTGAGGATGCTTTTGATGTTGCTGGGGTTCCAGTGGTCCTTGCCGCCGGGTGAAGGAATGCCTTCTTCGGTCAGCGTCCGGGCAATCTGGAACGGCGACTGACCTTGCAGGAACATTCCATAGATGCGTTTGACCAGTTTGGCTTGTTCCGGGTTCACCACGAGGTTGTGGTCAGGCCCCATGTCGTAGCCCAGAAACCGATTGAACGGAACAGTGACCTTGCCGTCTGCAAACCGTTTCCGCTGGCCCCATGTGCAGTTCTCGGAAATGGATCTGGACTCCTCCTGTGCCAGCGAGGACATGATCGTGAGCAGCAGCTCGCCCTTGCCATCGAAGGTCCAGATGTTTTCTTTCTCAAAATAGCACTCCACGTTGTGCTCCTTTAGGGAGCGGATGGTGGTAAGGCTGTCAACCGTGTTTCTGGCAAAACGGCTGACCGACTTTGTGATGATCAGGTCGATCTTCCCGGCGAGGGCGTCGGCCACCATGCTTTTGAAGCCCTCACGCTTTTTGGTGTTCGTCCCGGTGATGCCCTCGTCGGTATAGACACCGGCGAACTCCCAATCGTCCCGTCCTTGGATGTAGTTGGTGTAGTAATCGACCTGCGCTTCGTAGCTGGTCAGCTGTTCTTCGTTGTCTGTGCTGACACGAGCGTAGGCCGCTACACGTCGCTTCTTGGTGCTGTTGATCGGTGCCGCCGTGAAGCGTGACAGCGTCGCCGGTATTGTGGTTACGGATTTGGCCATTTCTTTTCGCTCCTTATTTTCTTGATTCTCTCACTCATTGCCTCCCTGCGCTCGTCTGTCCAAGCGGCCTTCATGGATTCTCTGGCTTTTTCTCGCCGTTCCTCGGTCCAAGGGGTACCATGCCGCTTATCCAAGAACTCTCTGGATTCGGTGTGGCCGTCACGAAAATGGAATGTAACCGTATGGTCGAGGATCGTGGCGTTTTCAATCTGGGCGTCCATCGCAGCCTCATCGAACTCGTCAAGACCGAGGACGTCAGTTACCAGCCGCTTCATGGTCTCGTCCCGGATACCGGGATTGTGGCACTGATCCTTCGGGCCGGTGCAGTACCAAGACCGTGTCGGAGTGCCGTCCTTGCGCTTTCCGGACTGGCAGCGATAATTGGCACCGCAGCAGCCGCACTTGATGAAGCCGGTGAACTCGTAGAAAAGGTGCTTGTTGGGATTGGTGTCCTTGCGCTTGTGTCGTTCTCCCCAGAGCTTTCTGCGCTCGTCCGTCCACCAGTCGGTCTTGGCGGTAGACTGCCATTTGGTCGTGACCTCGTGGCCGTCGTAGAAGCGGAAGGTCAAGGTGTCGTCTCCGATGACGATGACCTCCTCGATCTGCTGGTTGAAAGCGTCCTCATGAAATTCTGCAAGGCCCAACACCTCGGCAGTGGTATTCTGGAGCATCTTCTCCGGTATGTTTTTTGAGGGGCAAGCCGACGCACCTTTCTGGCTTTTTGTCTGGCAGGTCCAGATGTAATAAACCTCACCGGCGGTGTTCCGCTTTCCGCTGTGGCGGTAGTGCTTGCCGCAGCAGCCGCAGGGAATCTTGGTGGAGAAGGCTGAGAGCTTCAGCGACTTGTTTCCGAAGGGGCCAAGGTCCCGTCTGCGTTTGAACTCGTCTTGTACCGCTTGCCACTCATCCATCGGGATGATGGCTTCATGGGTATCCTCGACGAAGTACTGTGGGAGCTCGCCGTAATTCTTTCTGCGGTGTTTGGTGATGGGGTCTTCGCAGTATTCCTTCTGGAAAAGCATGTTCCCGGTGTAGGTGATGTTTGTCAGGATGGCCTTCACGTTGGAGTCTACCCACGGTTTTCCTTGCCGGGTATAAATGCCTCGGTCCATCAAGGCCCTGCCAATCTCAATTCGGGATGCGCCTTTCATGTACTCGGCATACATCCAGCGGATGATCTCTGCTTCCTCCGGTATGATGACCAGCTTGTCGTCCTGCCACTCATACCCGAAAATGCTGAACTTGCCGTTGGGGATGCCTTGCTTGAAACGCTTGATCGTACCCCATTTGACGTTTTCGGAAATACTGCGGCTTTCTTCCTGTGCGAAGGAAGCGAGGATGGAAAGCATCAGCTCTCCGTCGCCGCTCAAGGAATTGATGTTTTCCTTCTCGAAGCGCACCTCAATGCCGAGGTCTTTCAGGTGCCGTACCGTGTTCAAAAGGTCCACGGTGTTCCTCGCAAAACGCTGGATCGACTTGGTGAGAATGATGTCGATGTTTCCGGCTTCACACTCAGCCAGCATGCGGTTGAACTCTTCACGCTTTTTGGTGCCGGTGCCGGAGATCCCGTAATCCGCAAAAACGCCAGCATATTCCCATTCAGGGTTCTTCTGAATCAGTGCGCTGTAATAGCTCACCTGTGCAGAAAGCGAGTGCTGCATCCGCTCGGATTCCATCGACACTCTGGCGTAGGCAGCGACTCGCTTTCTTGTTTTCAGAACCGGCAGTTTTCGCTCGATTTTCTCTACTGTTTTCAATGAAATCCCTCCTTCCGGTAGTGTCTATATATCACTCTAAAAGGCCGGAATATCAAGCATTTTCCGATAATAATGTACCCAAATATGGTCGGTATTTTTCGAGCAGAATTGTATCAATTTCAGCGTATTCCTCCTCGGTGATCAGGCCTTTTTCGAGCATGGATTTCGCCATTGAAATCGCTGCGTGGTAAAGCATGTCGTTGTGAAGCTCCTCCTTGCTCATCAGGCATCACCGCCTTTGAACCGAGCTGCAATATAACAGCCGTGGGAGCAGTACTTGCGCTTGGCGTTTCCATAGGCCGTGAACTCCTTCCCGCACTCTGGGCAGGTAAAGGTATAAATAGCCTTCTGCTTTACGGCCTCCGGGTGAGCATTCCACCATGCCGTCCGGCACTCCGGACAGCAGAACTTCTTCTGTTTACGTCCGGGGAGCTGGATCAGGACCTTTCCGCAGTTCAGACAAAGCTGCGTGGGGACCTCTGCAAGGCTGTGTCTCTCTGCCTTTTCTCCGGCGAGACCGTGGGAGCGGCAGTAGGCTTTGACGCTGTCCTTTGATAATCCGACGCTGTTGGCAATCGCCGTATATCCGAAGCCCTGATGACGCAGGGCCGTTATCTTTTCTCTTTGCTCGTTGGTCATGAGATTGTCCTCCAGTCCGAGAGGGGTTCCTCTCACTACCCACTGGAGGGAATCGACCGGTTTGAACGAAAACGGGCATAAAAAAAGAAGGCCCACCCGGGAATCCCAGATGAGCCATCCGCATTATTTCCTGTATGTTCCTCCAAGTGCCGCGATCGTCAGGGGCCCGGCCTTGCCATCGACTTCGAGACCGGCTGCTTTCTGATACGCTTTGACCTTGGCTTTCGTTTTGGAAAGGTAGTTCTTGTTTGTGACCGTGAGCCCGGTGAAGCCAGCCGCATTGAGTAGCTTCTTTAGCTCACAGACATCCTCGCCCTGGCATCCGTATCGGAGCGCGCGGGTGAAAACAAAGCCTTCAGGCGGCTTGGGCTCCGGTTCCGGATTACCTTCAATCTCCCGGACTTCCTCCTCGGTCCAGAAAGGCGGCCTGCCGTATGCATTCCATGTATTACCTGTGAGCGGGAGCTTGACCACGCCAGCGTCACGGCCTCTCGCTTCGATTACATTGAGATCTGTATCTACCACATATCCGATATGTGTCGCCTTACCGGTCTTGTCAAGCTTGAACACGAAGTCGCCGACGCGGAGCCTGTTGCGTTCGATCTTAGCGCACATGCTGTAAATGCCCTGCGCAGCGAGATCATATCTGAGAAAGTGCTTGACATTCTGGAGCCAATACATGCCCAGACCTGAACAGTCGAAAGCGCGGAGAACGTCGCCGTAGCCTGCGGCCACCTGTCTGCGCCAGAAAGTGATCGCCCTTCTCGCATTTGTATCGGACGTCTCTCTCTGCCTGATCCAAGCCTCGTTGACCGCTGGACCGAGCTGGCCCTGCGCTCCCCAGACATAGATGGAATGGTTGTCTACCTGCTCTTGCAGATAAGTGAGAAACTCTCTGAGATTATTCGTCTTCAGCATCTTTGTCATCCTCCGTTTCAGTTTCGTCATTCGTTTCGGTATCTTTTTCCTTTTCAGCCCGGTTGTGGAGCTGTTCAAGCACGGCTTTCAGCTTTTTGGGGACCGGAAGCCCGAGATATGCCGCGTTCTCAATCAGCGAGACACCCTCGTTTGAGATATAGAAAAAGATAATTGCCGTCCTCAGCACAGCTCCTGTGCCGATCACGTATGTATCGAGTATGTGGCCTAATCCCACTAGCGCGAAAATGAGCACTTTTTTGAAAATGCCTTTGAATCCCACTCTGCTCGACAGCTTTTTGTCTACCACCGCGCACATGATGCCGGTCACATAGTCGATCAGAACACATGCGATAAGCGCATAAAGCAACCCGTCGCACCCCCCGAGAAACCATCCGAGCCAGCCGCCAACAGCGCTGAAGGCCACCTGTACGGTGATCCAGAATTCTTTCATTTCAGAAACCTCCTATTGTGTTTTCATTCGGGTTCGGTTATAATGCCGTCCGAAAGGATGTGATGAATATGGCTAAGTTCATTCCCAAAGCCAAAATGAGCAAGAAAGCTCAAAAAAAGCTCGCAAAGAAGAACCGCGTCACATGGGAAGTGAATCCCGTAACGCGCAAGACCGAGAACAGAAAGGTGTATAACCGTAAAAGGAACTCCCGCGAGAGGTTCGACGAACCACCGGCGGGAGTTTTCTTATGCTGTTCTTTTATAGATATAGCACGTGATGTACGGCTGCAAGTTGCTGTGAGCGGTCCCGCTTCCATTCGAGCCTGTGTTGCCTGACAGCGTTACTGTATGCGTATGCCCTCCCCCGGAGCCTGTAGTAGCAGGTCCCGAAGTGCCGTCATTCGTCAGGTACTTATAGTTGCTTCCTGATCCGGATCCAACCTTGTATGTGCCTGAAGCGGCCTGATGAGTATGCGCCGCGGCCTCCGTCGCCGTAGCCGTGCCGGACGATAACGAATGGTAATGCGAAGGCAGATTCGCTGTGGAGAGAGTTACCGTCTTTGCGCCACCTGTCAACTCTGCATCGTTGAAATCACGGTCGTTCGGATCGACGCCGACAGGTACTCTACCTGAACCCCACAATTCCCACGTCCCCCCGAGAAACGTGGTAGCGCCAGTAGGATCTGTGGTCATTCGTATCGAACCCACGGGATAAATAAGATCCCGTAGCCAAGTCAGCGACGAGAAGCTTACCGCTCCCTCGAAAGTCACATCCTCGTGAAAAACAGCATCCCAGCCCATCTCGAACTTGTCCTGCTCGGATATCTTGCCTATCGCCATCCCGAGTCCGTTGTTTCGAATAGAGAAGATTGTATCCGCGGTCGTGATGTCGGCGTATGCATAGACCGTCTCGAAGTAGTCGCTGACTTTTACCCTTATGTCGTATGCGTACTGGCTCGAGAGAGAACCGCCGCACACATAAGTGCCATTCAACGAATATGTGCCGGACCATGTTTTGAGGTCTGTATAGTTCGTAGCCGTTTTCCTCTTGCTCTGAACTATGATCGAAGCGTCGTTTGAGGAATCAAGCGAACTGATATTCACCTTTATCCTGATAGATATGTACGTTCCGTTATGGGATAGCACACCCGAACTGTTACAGCGAAAGACCGAGGCGATATTCACTGTAGGCGACTTGTAGGCGACCACCTCATACGTCCCTGTGATCGTTTTCGTCCTGTTTCGGGAGTCCTTGACCACAATAGTAAAGCTCTGTGTGCCGCTCCGTGTCAGCGCTTCGGTAGTGAACGACGCTTCGGTGTATGTGGTTCCGTTTATGGTGGTCGTTACCGATACTATGGTCGAGCCGTATGTGCCTGATGCGTTGACATTGACATTCAGTCTCGTTTTGTTCTGTATAAACGCGTTGAACTGACCGGCAATATTCGAATCCGAGTCCGTGAGCGTATAAGTTGCGGACGGCACTATCGACGCGGGAACGTTTATCGTTATCGAAACTGACTTAGTTCCGATCAGCGTATTCCCGGAGTAAGTGTCGCAGTACAGCGTTCCCACTGCCGTGGTAGAATTCGGAGCCTGATTTGCGAGTGTTCGAGACGGCGTCCAGTTCACAGAGGTGTTCGACGTCTTTGTGACGATCGTTCCTGACGCGGAACCCACCTGATACCTCAAAGTATGAGTAAACGAGGAAGAAGCCGGAGAAAGCGTGATCGTTCCCGCTGAACCCATCGTAAGCGATCCAACAGAAGGTGTGGTAGCTCTGGGTATCGTCGGGAGCGTTACCGTAGCAGATCCCGTAATAAGTTTCAGAGAGTTGGCAAACGAACAGTCAGCATTCCATGAAAGCGTGACAGAACCTGTGCCATCGGCATTGTGGTTGATAACACATGTGCCGTATCCTGCGGCTTCTGTATCAGCGTTATCTGTCATGACCGTCAGGAACTTTGTCCCTTCGGCATTGCCGTATGGCGTCTGATACTGTGTCGTGTGATCGGAAGCGGTCGGAATGAGGTCAGTTGCGAAGCCTCGCTTCTGTCGCGTGTAAACGGTCGTACCGTTGGCCCTGACAGTCATACTGCCGCGGTTCGTCTGGTCGTAGTTGTTGCAATAAATATGGTAGCCTGTGGAGGCCGCAACGTTCGCAATGTAGATATAGAAACGGATCGTTGAGGTGTTGTTTTCGACCGACTGGCTCGTGACCTTGTACTCCATCCAGCAGCCGAGCTTGGCCGTTGCCGTTCCGGAGAACGATCCGTTTATTATGCTGTATCCCGAATGTATCGGTGTTGTCCTGTCTGCCATATCATCACTCCGTAAGCTTGAAATTAAGGTTGTCTGACTCCGGCATCCATGCGAAGGGGCCAATCCTCATACCGGTAAGGATCTGCACGGTATTGACATACAGCTTTCCAGCCGAGAAATAGGCTATGGCGTTCTCCGTGGATACGGAATCCTCGTCACCGGTGAAGAAGTAGAGGATGTCGTTTTCGAGCTTAAGCTTTATGTTAGAGGTGCTCTCGCCGATGACGATGCCGGAGGCAATCATGCGTATGAAACCATGTATGGCCTCAAACTGCTGATTCATATCTCCGTTCAGATCCGATATTTCAGAATTCGTTTCATAGAAGTTCATCTCGATAGTGCCTGCCATGACCGAAAGCGTGGTCATAACAGTGCTCTGAAACTGCTCGAAATCGGAAGTGGCAACATAGTCCTCCAGCGCCGACATGATGATCTGCTGTGCCGACTGGAGGATGCTTGTATTGTTGGTGATCTGCTGTTGGACTATCTCTACAGCACCGCTGTTGGTGACGTAGTCTGACTCGATGCCCTCGATCCTGTCGATCGCTCCGTTTATCCTGCCGGTATTATCCGCAACGAGCGAAGCCCGGCTGTCTCCTATCGTGATACGTGTAGCGGCCGGGTTCTGAATAGGGATAGTCATTTTGGTCAGCACAAAATACGCTTCAGGCAGTATGTCGCCGCACGAGACGATAACTCGGTCGAGGAACTTGAACGTTTCAACGTTGGTATCAAGGGCGGCAAGGTCCACAGCCGTCAGCTGTATCGTTTCCTTCAATCTTGCACCCTGCGCCGCAAGCCATGCCTGTGCTTTGTGTAACAGGTTCGTCGGAAGGGTAACGTCATCCCATGTGGTAAGACTGACAGGAGCATAGATGGTGCCATAGATAGCGGCATTCGCCGAATCGATGAGCCGGGGATCGTTGTCATGAACGTCCGCGATCGTAAGCCTTGCTTCGGTCTCATATGCAGGATCGATAGCCTTCAGCTTTGCTCCAAGCGGAACGCATGCTGTGTACGATTCATCCGCGTCTTTTGTTATCGCCAGTGATAACAGGTTCTCTCCGAACTCGATCTTCTGTGTAGCCGTATCGGGCGGCTCAGCAAGCCAGTTTAGAACGGGTTTACTGTCCCGGTTGAACGTAACATACAGATACCCTCCATACTTGTCGATGAGTTTGCTCTTCATCACGTTCCATGTAGAGTCCCAAAGCTCTGAATACGGGGTAATGTCGTTTTCATCGGTGACAGTGCAAGAACCGGCAATTAGCCTCTGTGATTCTGCTACGCTTCCATTATGGCCGTTTAGCAGGAAAGCAAAGAACTGTGCGGGAGTGCCCGTAAAGGAATATGGCTCCCGCACGCTGTCGATAAGAAACGCGATGCACCCTTCGACTGTGTATTTGTGCATATTCCCGAGTGTGCGCTCATCCTTGATCGCTCTGCCTTGGAATATCTGGTAGCTGTCCCTGAATACCTTTATTCTGCTGACGAGCTTCGTTATGTTTCCCGCAGACGGATTCGTATCGGGAACGGTAAACGTCAGTAATCCGGGCTCGTTTACAGATAAGTTCAGTATGGGATCGATGACCGCGTACTCGGGTAACCGCGGATCGTAAACAAGGAAGGAATCGGAATAAATGGTGTAGATCATAGCCAGCCCTTCTTAAATGAAAACGTTGTCGTTCCGAAGGAGGCTACCGTTACTCGCTTGCTGTCGTTTGACGCAAGATACAGCTGTGGTATGATATGCTCTCCTGCGGATAAGGTAACCGTGATATTCTGTCCGTTCGAAGCGAACGTCAGAGACGTTTCCTCAGTGGTCTTGACCGTTGGCACTACCGGCATTTTCCCGTTAACCAGATATGCCCGTCCGCTTCCGCTGACAGTGACTGTCGTATCATTCTCTTCAAGCTTATAGGGCTCCGCAGTAACAGTCACCGAAATCTCGCAGTAACCATCCTGCTTTGTTATCCCGTTAACGTCGATCCTGCCGTTGTAGGTGTACCCGATATCCTTATCGAAAACGATGTACATCCTTTGCCCATGCAGCAGGTTCACAAACTCAAAAAGTCTGCTTCTGTAACTGCCTACGGCATACATCGTAATATTGATCACTCTGTCACCGTAACGGACGGTTCCGAGCGCTTCGGTCATATCAAGGGATCCGTCTCTCCCGGGAACCTCAACATAATCCGTTTTTGCAGGCGGCATCGGTATTTCATACGGGGCAACTATGAGCCCATAGTTTTTCGTATTTATTCGTCCGAATGCTATCCAGCTCATGCGTACCTCACTTTCAGTTTCTGAAGATCTCCAAGCGCGGCATCCATCTCGGGAGCAAGCCAGCCTACGACCGCGCCAGTGTCCGTCACTATCTGACGTACACCCATCTGCGGCAGATACGTCTTCATAAGATCGAGCATCGCCGCAAGCGAGACTGTGATCGCGTTCTTCTGAGAGATGCCCGCAGTAACATCAATGTTCGCCGCGGCCTTTACAGGATCCATATCGAAATCAGTCGGAATGGCTTTCTCCATTTCCTTTTCCACGTCGTCCATGGCGTCAACAAAGCCCTCTCCGAGACCAAGTCCCATGTTCTCGCCGATACCGGCGAATACAGTACTCGGGCTGTGTATGCCGAAGAAGTTCTTGATTCCGTCGATGAGCCCTCCGGCCCACTCCTTGACCTTGTTCCACAGCCATGAAGCGGCGTTGGATATGCCCTCCCACAGACCTTTGAGAAGGTTTCCACCGGCCTCAACGAGTTTATACGCCAATGATCCGATCGCCTCAACAATGCCCGTGATTATCTGCGGGATAGCTTTAACTATCTCGATTATGATGGTCGGAAGGTTCTCGATAAGAGCTACAAAGAGCTCGACACCAGCCTGTATGATAAGCGGGATATTCTCTATCAAAGCATCGATTATGCCGCCGATTATTTCGGGAATAGCCTTCACTATTTCAACGATTATGGTGGGCAGTGCCTGAACGAGCGAGATCAGGAGCTGTATGCCCGCCTGAATGATCTGCGGGATAGCGCCGAGCACAGCTTTGATTATGCCGTCGATTATTTTGGGGATCGCTTCAACGATTTTTGCGATTATCGTCGGAAGAGCGGATACCAGTGACGTGATGAGCTTTATTCCCGTTTCGATTATCTGAGGAATTGCATCGAGCAGGAAATTGATTATGCCCATTATCACCTCGGGCAGCGCCTCGATCAGCACGGGGATCGCATCAAGTATGCCCTGTGCCAGACCTTCGATCAGCTGAAGAGCCGCGTCAAGGATCATGGGAAGGTTATCGATGAGTGTCTGTACTATCTGGACGACCACCTCAACCACCTGCGGAATAAGCGTAGGTAACGCTTCGGCAATTCCTGTAATGAGAGACGCGATTATCTGCATTCCCGCCTCAATGATCTGGGGCAAAAGGTCAATGAGTGCTGTTACTATCTCGAGTATGACCTGCATTACAACGGGGAGCAGTTGCGGTATCGCACCGATTATGCCCTCGGCGAGCGCAGAGATGATCGCAGGTGCGCTCTCAAGCACAGCTGACGCGATCGTAAGAACGAGCGTCACGACCTGCGGGATCATGCTTGTAATAGAACCGATCACGTCCGTGACGCCTTTTTTAATCTTTTCACCGGCTTCATCGTTACCGGCCACCAGATCCGAAAGACCGTCAAGTATGGATGATATTCCCGGAAGAAGCTCACCGACCATGCGGTTCTTGAGACCGCCCATAGTGCCCTTAAGCCTCGAGAGCGAATCCTCAAACGAAGCAGAAGCGGCAACGGCCTCGTTTGACATGACCATTCCGTAGTCATGCGCTTCCTGCTTCAGAGCCTCCGTTTCCTCGGCACTCATATTGAGGACAGCGGCCATATCGACAGCCGACTTGCCGAGGAGGTTGTTGGCCGCGGCCGTTCTGTCGGCACCGGCCTCCATATCCTGCAATGCGGCAATGACTATAGACAGCTGTTCATCCTGACTCTTTCCGTTCAGGTCCTCTATGGACAAGCCCACAGCGGCAAGCTTCTCAGCCGCCTTGTCTGAGCCATTGGCGGCTTCCGAAATGACTCCGGACAGTTTTTTCATGCCCGTCTGCAGGCCGTTTACATCCGCACCGCTTCTCTCAAATACATATGACCATTCCTGAAACGATTCTGCCGAAATGCCGATCTTCTGTGAGGTCTTATCTATTGCGTCACCCGCGGAGGCCACGTCGTTGGCCATATCCCACAGCTTCTTGCCCGCGGCAACAGCAGCGGTGCCGATAGCCACCATCGCGGCGGCCATTGCCTTGCCGACTTCCTTTGCAACCTCGCCGACCTTTTTCAGCTTGCCGCCGGCATCCTCGCTCTGATCTCCCGCCTTGTCGACCTCTTTGCCGAACTCATCCGCTTCCTTGCCGGCTTCATCGAATCCCGACTCCGCGTTTTCGAGAGCGGCGTTGTTGTCCTTCAGCTCTCGCTCCATGCCGTTCAGCGCGGCTTCTGCATTATTGAGCTGTATCTGCCAGTTCTGTGTGCGCCGGTCATTCTCGCCAAATGAAGAAGCGGCGTTATCAAGCGCCGCCTTCAAGGTTTCGATCTTTTGTTTCTGCGCGTCGATCTCTTTGTTGAGAACGGCGTTTCGGGATGTGAGTGCCTCGACCGATCTGTCGTTTGCGTCAAATTGGGAGGAAACGAGCTTCATTTCCGATCCCAGAACTTTGAAGGAGGAATTGATATCAGAAAGAGCCTTCTTAAATTCCTTCTCTCCTTCAAGACCGATCCTTAATCCGAAATTATCAGCCAATCAGCATTCCTCCTTTCTCAGATCCCGTCCGGTATTATTTCATCGATAAAATGCTCTCTTTTAGGTTTGGAGATGCCGCTGAATTGTTTATGGCATTCCCATAGATCGAGCATCAAACCGAACGGCATCGCCCAGAACTCATCCTGTGTCAGATGGAGCTGGGCGATGCCGTAATAAAGGAGCCGGGTAAACAGCTCTTCGTCGCTTACCCGGCCGCCGTGTTTTTTGAGTCTTCCTCGCTCTCAATATTGCGTTTCGTACCCTTATACATGGCTTCGGTTATTGCCGCCTTGTACTCGGCAAGATCCGAGGGTACTGTCAGAAGCTCAACGTCCTCCTCAGTGAGCAGGGGTTTCTTTTCATCCCTGTTCTTGAGGTTGTGGATGAGAATGCTCTGATTGGCAAGAAGAGTAATGAGCCATACGATCTCACCAAGAGCCATTTCGAAGTTCTTGTTCTTGAGGAGCTTGTCTCCGAGGTTTTCAAGGCCGCCGTATCGTGCGGCGATCTCTTTCGTTGCCCTGGTCGTGAGGATCAGTTCGTACTCCTCGCCGCCGATATTGATGAAAGAACTGCGTTCGTTATCCATGACCGCGCCTCCTTACATAAGCTGACTGTCGCCGGGCAGATTGATGGGCGTGATATTGAGACCCGCGGGTTCGTACACGGCGTCATACCAGCTTTCGATGACGCTGCCGTTAACACCCTCCGTGCCTTCAGTGACCTCTGCTTTCCACGGATGCTTGCCGAATGCGTCCAGTTTGTTCCGGCGCATGATCGTGCCCTCGATGGTAGGCGTGGAGAAGGTGATGCTGTCGCCCTTGGTGGCGAGGTTGGTGGCAGGAATGCCGAACTTCACACGGTACAGCCAGTAATATCTGTATTTGCCGTTAGATTTCTTCGCGCGGAAGCCCACGGCCACAGGATCGCCGCCGTCCTCGGAAGCAGAAATGACGACGCCGTTTGTATCGATGGTGGAGCCAGTGAGATCACTGGCCACCGGTGCGCCGATATCGTCCACACCGAGGGAAAGCGTACCGGATTTGAACTCCTTCACGACTTCCGCTGCGCCGTCATCCGCATAAAGGGTGGCTTCGTTCAGCTCGACCGAGAGGTCAGCCGTCATAGCCTTTGCCAAGACCTGCGGAGTGGCATAGGTTTCATTCCCGTTGTCATCCTCGGTGATCTTGGAGTAGAAAAGTTTATCAAGACCGATTGTTGCCATTGGTCATACCTCCATTTCATAATATTTGGCCACATCCACGGTGTAGTGGTGGTAGCCGGTTTCGGTTTCATATCCGTTGTAAAGTCTGCCGGTGATCGTAAAGTCATCACGCAGCAGGAGCCGGATCAGCTTTTTCTTGGCAGCCGTATAACTGCCGGTTGAAAACAGGGACAGCCTCGCTTCCTGCACATCGATGCCGGGTGCGTTATCCGCATGAAGGTCAAAGGTATCGGAAAGAGGAATGATAACGAGATACTGTTCCGGGGCCTTGTCCGAGAAGATGCCCGTTTCCACAGGAATATCCAGCTCGGAAAGGGTTGTTTGTAAATCCTCAAGCAGACTCATTTGCTTTGCACCTCCTCCTCAAGTTTTCGCTTCATAGCTTCGATTGCGGCTGACTTGGACGCCGATTTGGCGGGTTTCAGAAACGGCTTCGGCGGCTGTCCGTGTCTGCCGTATTCGAGGATGTTGGCGATCTTGGCGTTGCTGTCCCCGTCACGCCGGGGTTCGGCGAAGCCCACCTTCACGTTGTGGTTGCCGTCCCGGTCCAGCTTTACGGAAGACGTGCCGAGGGAAGCGAGAAGCTGTCCCGTGGAACGGGACTCCTCCTTCGTGCCTCTGCCGATGACGCCGGAGAGGTTCGAGCGGACTCTCGCCTCAACGACCTCCGCGCCGGCTGAAAGCACACGCTCGGCCATGCCGTCCTCGTCCTTCGCCAGATGAGCGAGTTTTTCGAGAAACTCGTCCGGCATTTTGATATCCACTTTAGCCACTGGTAGCCACCACCTTTTTCGCAAGGATCTCGGTGTACATACCACGGCCCTTGATGTCCTCGACGGAGATAATGTTGAACCGTTCGTCGTTGCAGAGAATGAAGTGCTCTGTAGTGATCTTCAGGTCCGGTATCGTCCGGAAGCGGAACAGATCCGTCGCTTCGGAAAAAGCAGCGAGATTTGCCCATCGCTCGGAACCGTGCCGACCTTCCCGATAGACACGGATGAAAGCGAGGACTGTTTCCCGCTTGGAGGAAAAGCCCTCGCTATCCTTGACGTTTCGGATTTCCGTTATTTCCGCAAAGGTGTTCATCTTTCCAAAGCTCATGTCACACCTTCCAATCCCGGTCGAGCCGCAGAAGAAGATTGACCGTATTCCAAACCTGCTGTCCGGCTTGTACATTATCGGCAAAGAAGCCACCGGTTGAGCCATCCCTCGATTCATAGAAATGGCTCGCCAGCATAATCACTGCCTGTTCCGTAGTCGGTGGCATGGGATGCTCGGAATAGTAACCTTCGCTGATGTGCTGATAGCTTTCGGCATAAGAAACGGCAGCGGTGATAAAGCTCGAAAGCAAATCATCGTCTGCCGAATGTGAAAGAATCAGATTCTGTTTTACCTTGGTGAGTAAATCATTCATCACCGCTGCCTCCTTTCGTTAAGATCCGGATTTCATCTGGAGCAGTTTGATGGCTTCAGGAAGTACCAGCTTGCCATCGACACGCTCCTTGGCCACGAAGCCGATCATGCCGTTACCGGCAAAGAGCTCCTTGAGCTCTGCAAAGGAACGGGTGCCACGGTCACCGATGTTGTAGTAGCTGAAATCACCGAATGCGACAGCGGTGCCGCCAGCAGTAGGAACCGGGAAATACGGAGAGGTGTAGACCTTATAGCCCAGCACACGATCCGGTTCACCGGCCTGCAGTGAAGGCTGCCAGAGATACTGGCCATTGTTATCCTTCAGCTTGCGAAGTTCAGCAACACAGACATCGTTTGCGAGGAATACCGCATTCTTGCGGTAAGGACGCTTCAGAGAGTACACGAGGTTGATAATCTCATCGGCGGTAACCTTGGTGCTGGAAGCGGAAGTAACGCCAACCTGTGCGCCGCCGGTTTCAGCCAGAATGCCAAGAGGCTGGCCGATGCCGGTGCCGTTGATGAAAGCATCTTCCTCGGCATTGGACAGAGCCTTGCCGAACTGCGTAAGGATGTAGTTCTCAAGGTTGAAGGCGTTGTCGTACAGGAGCTCTTCGGTTACCTTGATCGCCACATGGAGCTTGTGGGCGTCGAGGATAATCTGGTCGAAGGTAGCGTCACCGAAGGTCAGCGTGCCGCCTTCCTCGATCCACGCCGCAGCAGGTTTGGTGGCTGCGATGTTGATCTTGTGCTCACCGCTGGTGGTGATGTTAGTGCCAAGGGTACGCATGACATTCTCCTCGGTCAGGATGTCGATCAGGCGTTTGTCGTACTCGTCAGGAACGAGGTAACCGCCCTGCGGATCAATGCCCTCCTGAAGCACGTTGCTGATCTGGCGGAAGTTGGTTCTCATGGCCTGAAGCAGGGCTTTCTTGTACTCATCGGAAGCACGACCGGTCTTGGCGGCCTTGTCTACATCGGCCTTCATGGGTTTACCGGTGAGGGGCTTGGACGTGGGCTTGCTGAGTTCCGCTTCGATCTCCTCACGACGCTCCATGCGATGGATGCTGTCGGTGAGCTGTGCGACCTCGGTTTCCATGTCCTTATAGGTCTTGTCGTCTTCGGCAGAAAGAGTGCCCTTGTCGGTGGTGTGGGTGTCGAGGAAGGTGTCCATCATACCCACGAGCTTGTTGCGCTTTTCACGCATCTCAGTAATAGTCATCGTAAATTACCTCCATTAAATGAATTTTTTGATGGTGTTCAGCTGCTCCCTGAGCTCTGTCACGGAGCGGCCTTGGGGCTTATCCGGCTGGGCCGGTCTTGCATTGATCCTGCATTTCTCCGCAATCTTTCCCATCAGGGAGTTCATTACGGCTATCTCCGAGAACATCACGGGGACCGCAGGCTGGGAGTCATCATCGGACACCTCCTCACGGGAGAGCACATCGTCTATGAAGCCAAGCTCCATAGCCTTGTTTGCGTTCATCCATGTTTCGGCATCCATCAGATGGGAGATCTTCGCACGGGAGAGACCGGTCTTGATTTCGTAGGCGTTCATAATGCTTTCTTTGACTTCGGAGAGCATTTCGATTGCCTTTTCCATCTCGGCCTTGTCGCCCATAGCGATGGTCATGGGGTTGTGGATCATCATCATGGACACAGGCGACATCAGCACTTTGGTACCGGCCATAGCAATGACGGACGCCGCTGACGCTGCAATGCCGTCAATCTTCACGGTCACGTTGCCCTTGTAATCGATCAGCATGTTGTAGATCTGCGCTGCGGCCACACAGTCGCCACCCGGCGAATTGATCCAAACGGTGATATCGCCGCTGCCGGAGTTCAGTTCCTCCTTGAAAAGCTGCGGTGTGACGTCATCGTCAAACCAGCTTTCCTCTGCGATTGTCCCGTTTAGGTACAGGGTCCTCTGTGCCGGAGTCGTCTCCGTCTGCGCCTGATTCATCCACTTCCAGAACTTCTTCATCGGTGTTTTCCTCCTTTCCGTCATCGTTCTGTGTATTCGCAAATGCTCCAGCCTGTTGAAGCGGGAGCATGTTGCCATTGATAAGGTAGAGATCGCCGCCAGCCTCGGCGGGAATACGGTCGAGGTTTTCCAACTCACGGATGTCGTTTGCACTCATCCAGCCGTTCTGCCTTGCAGTGGCATAACCGTTCATGCGGCTTTGGTAATCTCCACGGAGCAGACCCTCCAAGTTGAACTTCACGAAATACGACTTCTTTTCTTCCGGGGTAAGTAGCGTCCGCATGATGGATTGCTCCCAGCGGATCACCCACGGGTCAAGGGTGTATTTCACAAACTCTAAGGATTGCTGCTCAATATTAGAAAAGCTCGACTTTTCGAGGTCACCGACCATGTGCGGTGGTACCCTGAAAATTCGAGCGATTTCATTAATTTGGAACTTTCGTGTCTCAAGGAACTGTGCCTGTTCCGGGGAGATGGAGATGGGCGTATATTTCATGCCTTCCTCCAGCACGGCGATTTTGCCGCTGTTCTGGGAGCCTCCGAACTGAGACTGCCATGCCTCCCGGACACGCTGCGGGTCCTTAATGGTTCCGGGGTGTTCCAGTACACCGGAAGGGGCTGCGCCATTGGCGAAGAACTTAGCTCCGTATTCCTCAGTGGCGATGGCAAGGCCGATGGCGTTTTTGGCCATTGCAATCGGACTGTACCCGACAAGGCCATCAAAGCCGAGACCGGGAATGTGGAGCACATCGGTGGGTTTCAGTATGACCGTTTCATTCTTGCCGCCGACCTCGTCTGTGGAGCGAAGGTACTGGTAGTAAAGCTGGCCGTTCTCGTCCCGGTCCACACTCATCTTGTTCGGCATCAGAGGATACAGAGCCATGACCTCGCCCTTGCTGTTTCTGATGATCTGAGCATAGGCGTTGCCCCACAGGAGCAGGTGCGTCATGAGCGTTTCCCGGAAGACGAAAGAACTCATCTCCGGATTCGGCTCGTCATGCAAAATCAGGTACAGCGAATGGTCGATAGCTTTTTCCTTGCCGCCGTCGCTGTTGTATCGGTAAACATGAAGCGGAAGCCCTGCGATAGCTTCGGCCAGAATACGGACGCAGGAGTAAACCGCAGTCATCTGCATGGCACTGCGTTCCGTTACCGTTTTGCCGGAGGTGCTTCCACCCATGTAAAAGGTGTAGCGGGACCCGGCTGTGCTGTCGGTGGGCTTGTCTCTGGATTTGAATAGTCCGCTGAAAATACCCATATCACATCACCGTCCTTTCATAAAAATAAAAGACCACGAGTGTCGTAGACGCTCTCGGTCGTATCGTTGCCGCACCGGATGGCACGGTCCAAGGCCATGACAGTTGCCACGGCACCATCGATTTTCTCTGTAGACTTTTCCTTGTCCGGCTTGATGTTACCGGCAGGATCGGTCCGCACATAGATGTTGTCCATCATCCAGCGGAGCACCGGGTGGCCGCCGTGGGCGATGCGCTCCTCCAAGACCAGCTTCATCAGCTCTTTAGTCGGAGGGCTAATGTCCTTGAAGCCCTGTCCGAAGGGAACGACCGTGAAGCCCATGCCCTCAAGGTTCTGGACCATCTGCACGGCTCCCCAGCGGTCAAAGGCGATCTCACGGATGTTGAATCGTTCGCCCAGCTGCTCGATAAACCTTTCAATATAGCCGTAATGGACCACGTTACCTTCGGTGGTCTGCAGGAAACCTTGACGTTCCCACACATCGTAAGGAACGTGATCCCGGTTGACCCTCTGGTCGATGTTTTCTTCCGGTATCCAAAAGTACGGCAGGATCACGAACTTGTCGTCCTCATCCAGCGGAGGAAAGACCAGCACGAAGGCAGTAATATCCGTGGTGGACGAGAGGTCCAAACCACCATAGCAGACCCGGCCTTCGAGGTCGTCTTCGTTTGTAGCAAAAGCGCAGCGGTCCCATTTTTCCATCGGCATCCAGCGCACAGCCTGTTTGACCCACTGGTTAAGCCTTAGCTGCCGGAAGGAGTTCTCCTCGGCAGGGTTCTGCTTTGCGGACTCACAAGCGGCCTTTACCTTGTCGATGCCTACCGTGATGCCGAGCGAGGGATTCGCTTTCTTCCAGACCTTCGGGTCCGTCCAGTCATCGTTCTCATCGGCACCGTAGATGACCGGGTAAAATGTCGGGTCAATCTTGCGGCCCTCGATGATGTCCTTCGCTTTCTGGTGCGTTTCATAGCAGATGGATTTGGTGTCCGTACCCGCTGTGGTTATAAGGAAGTAAAGCGGCTGCATACGAGCATCACCGGAGCCCTTGGTCATAACATCAAAGAGTTTCCGGTTAGGCTGGGTGTGCAGCTCATCGAACACCACGCCGTGAATGTTGAAGCCGTGTTTCGAGTAGGCCTCTGCCGACAGCACCTGATAGAAACTGTTTGTCGGCAGGTACACGATCCGCTTTGTGGCCGTCAGGATTTTGACCCTACGGTTGAGGGCCGGACACATTCGGACCATATCGGCTGCGACCTCAAAAACAATCGATGCTTGCTGTCTGTCCGCAGCGCAGCCGTAGACCTCCGCACGTTCCTCACCGTCGCCGCATGTGAGCAGAAGTGCGACCGCAGCCGCAAGCTCCGATTTACCCATCTTCTTGGGTATCTCAATGTAGGCGGTGTTGAACTGCCGGTATCCGTTGGACTTGATGATTCCGAAGATGTCTCGGATGATCTGCTCCTGCCAGTCGATCAGCGTGAAGGGCTTTCCTGCCCATGTACCTTTGGTGTGACAGAGGCACTCGATGAACGAGACAGCGTAGTCGGCCTTGGTCTTGTTATAGACGGAGTCCTTTGCTTTGAACTTCGTCGGTGTGTATTTCTTCATTCGCCTCAAGTGTTATCACCTCCAAAAAGGCATAAAAAATAGTCGCCTGAAGCGACCGTCATAACGAGGAACAGAGCCGAGCGGCTCATGTCCCAAGGGTATTTACTTTACCGGGGTTTAGAAGTTTTCGGTATTTACCAATATTTCGTAGGCCAATTGAGTGTCTTCGTCGACCGGCTGAACATCCCAGCCTCTGTCGTAGTTGCAAACGATCTCGCCATTGCGCTTAAGCATCAGCTTGGAAATCCTGCCGCCGTCGATTCCGAACTCGGAGCCTTCGTCGTACTGCTTGAACCAGTAATGGAAGATGCTGCCGTGGACCCGTAGGCTGCCTTCGTGCCAGAGGCGTTTTTCCTCGTTTGCGGGGACCGGGTTGACTTTGATCTTAAAAAGGAAGTCGCCGGTGTTGGACACGCAGAAGTCTTCGACTAAGCAGTTGCTGAAACGGTCCGGAATGTCTCGCATGCTGCCTTCAAAGAAGGTGGTATCAAGTTGGCGGTTGGTCAGCGTCACCGTGGCATTGCGGCTGATCAGATCGTAGAACTTTTCCAGTCTAATCATTGTCGGTCCCTCCTTAATACTTCGTAGCCTTGTGGCTGTCGAGGTTCTTGAAGAAGGCGTCAACCTCAGCGAGGCTGGAAAGGACGTCTTCGTAGGCTCCGAGGCCGCTCTTCTTGATGATCCTGTAGTAGCCCTGACGGTTCTTCAGAACTCCGAGACCGTTTGCTTCGGCAATCTTGGTAGCCGTGCGGGTGAGCTTCCCAAGGCTCTGGATCTCGTGGTCTTCGCCTTTTTCAAAGGCTGTCTTGCAGTTGGTGTGGTCGATGTAATGCATCGTGGTTTCCTCCGTTTGTGTGTATTTCCTTTCGGTAGTGTATATATCACTCTAAACGCCTGTAATAGCAAGTCATTTCTGCAATATAAACCGAAGTATTCTGCACAAATATTCGGGCTTGGAATTGTGTACTTTATGCCTCTCCGTAGAGGATGAAATGCACATATTCCTTGCGATGCTCCTCAATGAAGACCACCAGCTCATAGAAGTCTCGCTCGTAGGCCAGTCGCTGCACCATGTTTGTATCAAACATATTCGTCAGGCCGGTGTCCCGGATGGCGAGGATCTGCTTTTTGATCGTTTCATTCATCGTCGCTCACCACCCTGCAAAGGTCTGCGCCGTATGCGACCGACAGGCCGGAGCCGTTGTCCCATGCGACCATAATGGAGCCGATGTCGTCCACGCCGAGGACCGTTCCTTTCGTTCCGATGGGAGGAGCCTGAACATCATCCATCTGCAGGAGCTCCACCCGTGTACCGGGCTTGTACCGGCGACGTAAGCCCTCAAGGGCCGCTTTTGAAATCACTCGCATGTTTCTACCTCCGTTTTCTTTGCGCCGCTCTTGAAGGCCGAGGAACCGGAGAGGTTGCGGAGCAGGATTTTGCGCTCGGTCTTGTAGTCATCACCGATGAAGCCCAGCCTCAGAAGGAAGCAGCGGAATGCGTACCTGTCGTTGTCGACCGGCTTTTCCTTGGCGGTGATCCGTTTCTGGTTTAGGGCCATTTCACATAGGGCTGCGATGAAATGCGAGTAGGCTTTGATCTCTTCGGGAGAGGGCAGCTCTTTGAACCACGGGAAGACGATGCGGTCTTCCTTGAACTCAATGCGGATGTCCTCGACGCCGAGGGCCTTTTTGATCAGCTCGCCTTTGGCATCCAGCAGCTTGGTGAGGTTTCCGACTGAGACCTTTTCGAGCGGGATCTCAATCGTCAGGCCGGTCTCTTCGGTTTCGGCTTCGTCCTTGACCGGGTTGAATCCGGCTGCGGCAAGTGCGATGATGACCGCCTCGATGGTGTCCTGATCCGTGCGCTCGTCCCAGACCATCGTGCCGTCCTTCTCGACGGTGATGTTGCTAATGACGAAGGCGCAGGTTGGTATGAACTTGTAGACGGCCTTCATGCCGACCACTTTGGAAATGATGCCGACCAGCTCTTTGCGGTCCTGTCCGGTGACGTTGTAGTGTAGTTCTTTCATGGGGTTACCTCCTTGTTTTTTGGTACTGTATATATCACTCTAAAGCCACAGAATAGCAAGCTATTTCAGCGAAATATATGTACCAAATATCGCAGGAAAAATGTGGCCCTCATTCGTCTACATTAGCTACTTCGTCGAAGCGGAAAGTTACGCCGTCACGCTGCACCGTCACGTCTTCCGAGGAGCCGACCTGTTCGATGTATCGCTTTACGATGACGTCGCAGAACTTCTCATCCAGCTCCACGGTATAGCAGATGCGATCCGACTGCTCACAGGCAATCAGTGTGCTGCCGGAACCGCCGAAGGGGTCCAGAACCACAGCGTTGCTCATGGATGAGTTCATGATCGGATATGCCAAGAGCGCAATCGGCTTCATGGTCGGGTGATCGCCGTTCTTCTTGGGCTTGTCGAACTCCCAGATGGTGGTTTCCTTGCGACCCGTGTACCACTGGTGTTTGCCGTTTTTCTTCCATCCATAGAGCACCGGCTCATGTTGCCACTGGTACGGAGAGCGTCCGAGCACCAGAGACTGCTTTTTCCAGATGCAGCAGCCGGAGAGGTAGAAGCCTGCATCGGCAAAAGCCCTGCGGAAGTTCAGACCTTCGGTGTCCGCATGGAACACATAGATGGAAGCATCGCCGGTCATGACGGCCTCCATATTGGTGAAAGCGTCGAGCAGGAACTGATAGAATGCGTCGTTTGCCATGTTGTCGTTCTTAATCTTCCCAGCAGAGCCTTCATAGTTCACATTGTACGGCGGGTCCGTGATCACGAGGTTGGCCTTGACGTCGCCCATCAGAGCATCGTAGGTTTCCTTCTTTGTGGAATCGCCGCAAACCAGACGGTGTCGACCGAGCGTCCAAATGTCGTCAGCCTTGGTGAAGGTGGGCTTTTTCAGCTCCTCATCCACATCGAAATTATCGTCGTGAATGCCGTCCTTCAAGCTGCCCTTGAAAAGGTCGTCAATCTCGGCAGGGTCAAAACCGGTGAGGGAAACATCAAAGTCCTCGCCCTGCAGGTCAGCGATCAGCAGGGCCAGCTTGTCCTTATCCCAATCACCGCTGATCTTGTTCAGGGCGATGTTGAGAGCCTTCTCCTTGGCTTCGTCCATTTCAACGACCACACAGTCAACCTCTGTGATGCCAAGGTCGATGAGGACCTTGAGCCTCTGGTGCCCACCGATAACACGACCGGTCGTCTTATTCCAGATGACCGGTTCGACATAACCGAACTCCTCGATGGAGCGTTTCAGTTTTTCATATTCCTCGTCACCGGGCTTCAGGTCCTTGCGAGGGTTGTATTCGGCAGGAAGCAGTTCTACCGTTTTCTTTTTCTCAATCAGCATATAAGACCCCACTCAGCGAACTTCTCAAAACCGCCGATGCGGTCGATGAAGGCCCTCGCTGTTTCTACGATTCTCTCGTAAGGAATACCGTCCACAGCATCGTCACCGATGGCACAGACAAGCTCGACCGGCGCACCGTTTTCCTGCGCCTTGAGCCATGCGTAGATGTTGACGCTGACGTCGGCTTTGGAGAGGTCCTTGCCGTGCAGACCACCGCCGGTCACAGAGTCGCCCATGTCAGAGCCGAGCTTTCGGTTCGTCGCACCGGAGTCCACATCCGTGCCGCCAGTCCAGTCTCCGAGCGGGTTCACCAGCGCCTCAGGGAACATGCCCTCGATGAGATCGGTCTCCACGTTGCTCTGGCAGATAATGAATTTATCCTTGTCCAGAATAAACTTGCCGTCATACGGGTACAGGTCATACAACAGAAACGCGATCTCAGTCAAATCCTCCTGTTCATCCGTAACCGGGACGCCTTTGAAGATTCCATTGTCGCCACAGCGGATGCCGTTTTCCTGATTGGATGCAAGATGCCTGTCCTGCGGCACTTCCTTATAGTCGACCTCAACGGGACCAGCGATCCTTGAAACGATCCCGGAAACCTCAGTCTCCGAAAGGTGTACGGAGGTTTCCGCTATGATATGACAAACGCCGTGGCCGATCAGGACCTCGACAGCAATTCTCGGGTTTTCTTCCTTCCGATACGCCAAATCGACAAGCGCACCGGCGATCCGGTCTGCGATCTTGTCGGGATGCGACGGGTTTACTTTTTCAAACATGTCAGTTTCCTTTCCGAGCGGAGAGCAGCCGCTCCATCAAATCGTCTTGTGGATTTCTGCCGCCGTACTCCACGGCACAGTTTTCTTTCACGATCTGGTAAATCTGGTACCAGACCTGATTGACCTGCTTCATGTAGGTCTGGCTCATTGCAACATACGGTGAAGCGATGGCATTGCCGGTGGTGGGATGCTTGGCCAGAAAGCCGAACTCGGATATCGCTTCCTCGCACTGAATCCATCGGGAGACTGACATGGCGTACTGCTCAATCAGCTGGTTGTTTACTAACATTTCACAGCCACGAGCCTTGAGCCAGTTCCAAGTATCCCGGTATACCTCTTCGGCACACAGGTCTTTGCCGTTCTTCTGAGCGGCTTTTAAGTATTCTTTGACCGGAGGAACAAACGCTCCTTCGATTTCTGCCGGTTCCGGGAGCACCATCGCACCATTTAACCTGCCGTCAGCGATTTTATCTGTCAGGGCCTTGGATTTTCTTCCGGCACCGACACGCTGACCGCCTCTCATAGTTCCGTCTTTTGCCACACATTTCACCTCGCTTTCCGGGCTGGGGGTTAATACCCCGTTTGATTTCTGATTTTTGCGCTCGTGACCCCACGCCGCTGTCCGGGTAGAAAGGTCGTAGAGATTTGACCCGCCCCACGGTCACCGGTCACCGAGCTCGTGATGGATCTTCGTGTGACACGACTGGCACAGGCTCATCAGGTTGCTGGCATCGTGGGTGCCGCCTTGGGAAATAGGAAGAATATGATGAACTTCCTCGACCGATGTTAACCGACCTTCCTTAAGGCACTGCTCACACAGAGGGTGGGCCGCTGCATACCTGTCACGGATACGCTTCCAAGCCCTGCCGTATTTGCGGTTGACGTCCGGGCTGCGCTCGTACTTGTTGTACCGATCCCGGTCCAGCTTCTCGTGCTCCTGGCAGAAGCGTCTATCAGTAAGCCTTGGACAGCCGGGGTAAGCGCAGGGTTTCTTTGGACTCCTTGGCACATAATCACCTCGCTTTCCGGGCATAACAAAAGCCCTGCGGGAGAGGGGCTCCCACAAGGCTTCCGTAGGTTTTACTTTGTCCATCATAATACTATCATAAAAGGCGACTCTCAATCTCTCTCATTTACTCTCATGATGGCGGCCACACAGGAAAGCGCCGTATCGTGCATCCGGTAAATGTGCTGGATGCTGTAATGCATCTCAACCGCAATCTTCTCCCACGAGAGGAAGCACAGATACCGCTTCTCCAGCAGGGTTTGCAGTTCAACATCCGAAACGGCCTGTATTGTGGCCATGATTTCTTTTTTTAGCTCAACCAGATCCTCGACGTCGTGTTTCAGGCTTTCCTCAACCTCGATTATCTTTAAAACGGCCCGTTCTACTTTGGAGCCGCCACGATTCGGGTTTCTCGGCATATCGCTGTAAACGACGGTGCAGGATGTGGCCAGTTCATTTAAAGACTCGATTTGCTGGAGCTTGGATTTAATCCGCATATCCAGCGTCCGGGCCTGTGACAGATATTCTTTAGCGGTCATTTCGCTTCTCCTTCCGTAGCTCTTTAATGAGGAATTCCGGATCGACTTTTGACAGGACACCGAACCAGCCGGAGCGGAAGAAACGCTCGATTTCCTGAAGCTCCCGCTCGTCGTCGGTCAGCCGGTAATCCTTGACCGCTTGCAGAATGATGGCATTTGCCAGTTCTTCATATGGGTTCAAAGTCGCACCTCCGAATTTGTGTTCACTCGGATTGGCGAAGATTGTCGATTTTTGTCGTTAGATTTTCAGATTTGCCTTGACCGCAGCGATCAGAGCCGACTGCGTTTTGTCTTTGGCCTTAAGTGCCCGGAGAATCTGCTCATCAATGGTGCCGTTCGTCACGATATGCTGAACGACCACAGTTTCGGCAGTCTGACCTTGCCGCCAGAGCCTTGCTATGGTCTGGGAATAGAGCTCCAAGGACCATGTGAGGCCGAACCAGACGATTGTGTTGCCGCCGGTCTGGAGATTGAGGCCGTGTCCAGCAGAAGCTGGGTGGATCAGGGCTACTGGGATTTCGCCGTTGTTCCATCTGCGGATACTGTCGGCTTTGTCCAGCTTGGAAAACGGGATATGCCGATCATGCAGCCGTTTCATGATCCTCTCCAGATCATGCTGGTACCAATAGGCCACCAGAAGAGGCTTACCGTTTGCCGACTCGATGATGTCCTCCAGAGCGTCCAGCTTCTGCTCGTGAATGGGGACCGTATTCCCGGCATCGTCGTAAATGGCACCATTGGCCATCTGGGAGAGCTTGCCGGAGAGGGCTGCAGCATTGGCAGCAGATATTTCGCCTTCGGGCAGGTCCAGAATGAACTGTTTTTTCATCTCGTCGTATGCGTCCTGCTCATCGGGGCTGAGACAGACCTTGTATTCGCTCGATATGAGTTCCGGCATCTTCAGGTGGTCCGTGGATTTCATCGAAATGGTGATATCCGAGATTTTCCGGTATATGGCTTGCTCGGCACCGGGTTTCGGACGGTAGCTGTAAACGATCTGGCCGTTCATGGCGTCAGGCACGAAATACTCCTGCCGATAATAGGTAATGAACCGACCGAGGCGTTTTCCCATGTCGACGACCTTGAACTCTGCCCACAGATCCATCAGTCCGTTGCTGGCCGGAGTGCCGGTGAGCCCAACGACACGCTTGATTCTGGGCCGTACCTGCATCAGAGCCTTGAAGCGTTTTGACTGGTGATTTTTGAAGGAAGAAAGCTCGTCCACTACGATCATGTCGTAGTCAAACGGGAGCTTGCTTTTCTCAATGAGCCACTGGACGTTCTCACGGTTGATGATGTAGATATCGGCTTTCTTCGTCAGGGCCGCTTTTCGCTCAGCCTCGCTTCCGACCGCCACCGAATAGGTCAGGTGGTGAAGCTGGTCCCACTTTTGAAGCTCTGCGCTCCAAGTATCACGGGCTACTCGAAGTGGAGCAATGACCAGCACCTTGTGAACCTCGAAGCTGTCGAACAGCAGGTTCGCAACAGCGGTCAGTGTGATGCTCGTTTTGCCAAGGCCCATGTCCAGCAGCACGGCAGCGAAGGGATGGTCTTCGATATAGTTGATTGCGTACCTCTGGTACTCATGCGGTTCGTATTTCATCAAGTATCCCTCCAATCTGCTCAGGGGCATCAAGGACATATACATTGAAGCCCAGCCGCCGCAGTAATCCGTGTCTGGCTACCTGCAAAGGCCTCGGTTCCTTGCCCGATGCCTTGACCTCCACGAATCCGATCTTGCCTCCGGGCAGCAGCACCAGTCGATCCGGCATCCCATCAAATCCGGGACACACCAGTTTCGGTGCAATGCCGCCGCTGTTTTTCACGGCTTTGACTAAGTGTTGTTCTATGATTTTCTCTCGCATAATGTTCCTCCATCAGGGATTAGAGTGGGTGGTGACGGCCTGTGACATGTATTTCCGTAACTTTTCTTAGGTCTTGTTTTTTTGTGCTCTAAGAATAGTTTCTGTAAAGACTGTCAAAGACCGTCACCTTTGGTTCAATCAAGGAAATCCGATTTAAGCTGCAGGCCTAAGATCAGCCGTGCAGATTTGTTTCTCTTCCTTTCAAAACCGGCGCATTCCAGCGCAGTATAGAAATCAGTTGTGCTGCGGATATAGTCGCCCACCTGCATGCAATAGCTGCGGTATGCGTTGTAGACCTCGCCGGATTTAGCGATCAGGCCTGATCCGACCTCACAACATTCATCGAGGAACTGCGAGAGCCAGTCGTTATTGTCCTTGTACTTCTGAATCGCAGCATCCACCACAGCCGGTTTAACGATGTGATAATCCTTTTCGATCACACGCTTGGCACCGGTCATGATCCATTTCAGGATTGCACCGCCAGCTTTGTTGAAAAGGTAATCGGCATAGTTCTTGATGTCAGAGGAGCCTTCAATCTTGGCGTTAAACGGAATGACAATCAGCCTACGCCATGTCCCGGCATCAATTGCACCGACCTTCGGCAGATGGTTCGTGTAAAGCACAAGGGTGTGGCTCGGTACGAAACTGAACGGGTCCTTGTACTTTTTCTCCGCATAGATCTCGTCCGTTGAACAGAGCTGTTTGACGTTGGATGTGTTCAGGCGCATGCCTTCCTCCAGCTCGGCGGCAATGATTATCCGTTTACCTTTGGCTTCAGCCAGCTCCGGCTTTACATTCCGCTTGCATCCGACGGTCAGAGTATCTGCGGACATGTTGCCGCTATAGGTACCCAGCACACGGGAGAGCGTATTCCAGAAGGTAGATTTTCCGTTACGACCTTCTCCGTAGGCAATGATCAATCCCTCGACACAGACCTTCCCGATAGCGGAAAGACCAGCGATCTCTTGAACATAATCGATTAGCTCGTTGTCACCGCAGAAGAAGGTCTCCAAAGCGTCCTGCCAGATATCCATACCATCATCGGACGGGTCAACCGTGGTCTGCTTGGTAATGAAATCCACAGGAGTGTGCTCATGAGCAGAAGGAAGGCCAATACGAAGGTCGTAAGTTGCTGACGGGGTGTTGAGCAGAAATTCGTCTGCGTCAAGCTGCCGCTGGTCAATCTCAACCATCGGGTGTGCTTCCTTTAGGGCAGCGGTGATGTATTTGGAATCTCTGCGCTTGATGGCATAGTTGCGGTAGGTTGTGGCGTTCTCGTACTTTTGGAAGGAACGAGCCTGTTCCGAGCTGAAAGCCATAGCCGCTTTCTTCGGACCCATCGATGCCAGCAGCTCCCATGCGCCGTTTTTCATCATCTCGTCGGTTGCCTTCTTGATCTCGGTTTCGGCCTCCTCAAGCTGGCGAGTGGTGAGCTCCTGCGCTACGGCCTGAGCTTTGGGCTTGGATTCCTCCCAGAACCGACCGTTGTAGACCAGAAAATCGGTCGAGGGTGAATAGCGGAGCTTGCCTTCATATTCCCGTGCCAGCACCGTGGCCTGTCCGACGTCGGAATAGTCGGAGGGCTTGAGCTGAAGGTCCTGATTGTATTGCTCCGGAGGAATGTATCCTTCCTGTGCAGCGACCTTCCCATAGAACCGCTGTGCGCTGCGCCAGATGCTGTCGAGCTCCGACTGCTCCAAAGGCGGCTGACAGCAAGCGGCCACTTCCGCAAAGTGCTTATGTGCCTCATCGGTATTGCCGAAGCGTTTCAGGATGCGTCCGGCATAATGGGACAACGTGGCGTTGCGGCTGCCTTCTGGAATGACGATGTCGCCATAGCTGCCGGAGTTCATGTTGGCGTCGAAATCGTCGTCAGCAAGGAAGGTGGTAAGCGTCATCGGGCCGTCAAAAATCTCTACTTCCGGCATCTTTGTACCAAAGAAGAACCGAGCAGCATCGAGTGCCTTGGTGTCGAAGTACGGGAAGATGCTGTTGACCAGCTTTTTCATCTCGCTGTACTGGCCGGGTTCGGTAACTCGGTCAATGGCGAAGAAGACGTGGAACTTCGGCCTTGCAGCCTTGCCGCCTTTGGCTTTCATGTGATTGCGGCTGTAATGAACCGCAAAGGCAACACCGGGGAAAGCTGTAGCGACGTCTGAAGGATAGACCCATTCTTCCGGATCGTCGCTGTGGTCGTTATCACAATCGACCGGCAAGCAGTCGGAGCCGATGAAATTGTCGTTGCTGCGGTAGTTGCCCTGATACTCGGCACAAACATAATCGTGCTTTACAGCTTCGATGAGGCTGTCCTTCCCGGTGACCTCGACCTTATGAGGGTAGGTACAGTTTTCAGGCACCTCCAGACAGTTGGAGCGGTATAAAGTGAATTTCATCTTGTAACCTCCTCGCAGGTCTCGCTGAAGTAGCGGATTCGATGTCCCTTCCAAGTTGCTCTCTTGATCTCGGCCTCCATGCCCTCGGAGATCCGGTCACCGAAGACCCACATTTCGGCGCATTTGCTCAGAATGGCATTCCCAAAGAATAGCCCCAGCTCACGCTCCTTGGGCTTGTTATCGTCAAGGAACTGCGGAAACAGCAGGTGCGGTGCGATGGGAATGTATCCGGCCTCTACCGCAAAACGGCTGTAGCGTCTGGCGGCAGCGGTGTTGCCCTCGACATCTCCGGCATACGGACTGCAGATATACACGATGGGCCTGAATGCCCGGAGAGCTTTTTCTTCTTTTTCAATGGCACAGAAGGCTCCGAATGCTGTGGGATCGGCATAGCCTTCTGCGTTTTTGTATTCGGCCATGATAGGCACCTCCAATCTAAAGTTCTCACTACCCACTGGAGGGTTTAGTGGTATTTGAACGAATCAGAATCAGTCTTTTTTATAAAACACGGTCTCGTAGCCATCAGCACGGAGCTTGAGCCCGTTTGCCCACGGCGGGGTCCGGCCCATCTGCTCACAGAGAACCTTCAGGTCGACGCCGGGGCTGGCTTCGATGACCAACTCGTCGTGAATGTGCATGGTAATGAAGCAGTGCGACAAGGTCCGCATGGCGTAGCAGAGAATGTCACGGGAGGTGGCTTGGACGATGTTCTCCACGAGCTTCGGCCCGTAGGTCTCCAGCCGTTCCCATTTCTTTGTGCCGCCGATGCCCTCGTAAGTGATACACTCGCTGCCGAACTGATTTGTACCGAGCTTGGGCTTCACATACGAGAGGCGTCTGCCGGACGGGAGCGTAATGAAGAGCATCCCGCTCTGGTAGCAGAACTTGATGCCGCAAACCTCGCCGTCCATGTGATACTTCACGGCATTCATAGCTGCCCGGTCGATATCCCACCAGAACCTCACAATGTTCTGGTTCGAGTTACGCCAAGCAGTGACCAGCGGCTGAAGCTCGTCTTCCGAAAGGCCCATCTCCAAGGCTCCCATCGCTTTGAGAGCTCCGATAGAGCCACCATAGCCGAGGGCGAGTTCAGCGATTTTGCCTTTTTGCCGCAGGTGGCCGTTCACGCCGTGCTTTTCAACAGGAACCTTGAACATCTGCGATGCGGAAGCGCAGTAGATGTCGCCGCCTTTTTCAAAGACCTCCTGACGCCAGATTTCACCGGCAAACCACGCCAGCACTCTGGCCTCGATTGCCGAGAAGTCGGAGACGATGAACTTGTATCCCGGCTTCGGCACAAAGGCGGTGCGGATCAGTTGAGAGAGCGTATCCGGCACATCTTCGTAGAGAAGCTCCACGCCTTCAAAGTCGCCGCAGCGGACAAGCCCACGAGCCTCTGCCAGATCCGGAAGATGGTTCTGGGGCAGGTTCTGCATCTGGATAATGCGTCCGGCCCAACGACCGGTCCTGTTGGCTCCATAGAACTGAAACATTCCACGAGCACGACCATCGGCGCAGACTGCCTTTTCCATCGCCTGATACTTCTTGACGGACGATTTGGCCAGTTGCTGCCGGAGAAGGAGAACCTTCTGCAGCTCTGCCGGAGCGGTTTTGAGCATTTCAGCGACTTCCTTCTTTCCAAGGGAATCCACCTCCAGCCCGTTGTCTGAAAGCCACTGCTTCATCTGCTGCACGGAGTTGGGGTTATCCAAGGCGGTCAGTTTCTTCATGGCAGCGGTGAGATCCGCACGGGAGCGGGTGTCCATAGCTATGGCTTGATGCACCAGCTCCATATCGAGGGCGACACCTCTGTCGTTAATTTCCTGATCGAGGTGATACTGCTCCCAGACCATTTCCGGCACCGGAAACTTGGCGAGCTTTTCCTGAATGGACATCTCGACCTCGACATCACGGATGTTGTACCGTTTGAAGGCAGCCCACTTGTCCGGAGCGTTTTCCGGCAGGTTGCGGGTTCGACCACCATTGGCCTTTGTCGGCGCACAGGGCTGGCAGAAATACTTGATGAGCTCTTTGCCTTCGGTCAGCTTCTGCTTTCCGAGGCCCAGAACGGCACCGACACCTTCCAGAGACAGCGGCAAGCCCATGTAAGCGGACCAGATCATGGTGCATTTCCATGAGGCCGGATCGAGGTAGTTGCCCACGGTGTCTTCCGGGATGCTGTAGGAGGCGTTATCAAAACCGCCGTGATCCCGAAGCCAGCGGGAAAGGCATATCCTCTCAAACTGTGCGTTGAAGGCCCACTTCGTCACGTCATCGTTTGTCAGCGCAACGATGACCTCCGGCGGGATTGTCTCACCAGAGGCAAGATCGACCACCTGCACGGGGTTGCCGTCTGCGGAATATCCGAAGAGAAGAATGTCGAAATCTGTCGCCTCGGTATATTTGTAGACGCCACACTTGGCAAGGTCCACACTGCTGTAGGTTTCAATATCAATACTGAGTGTTTTCATATACATCGGTCCTTTCCGTAGCCTGAAAGGGTGGCAGGATTGCTCCCACCACCCGTAGGCCGGAGATTACTTCTGTTCGAGTTCCTTCATTCGGGCTTCGTGGTACTCGACTTCACGAATGGCACGTTCTCGTTCAAGATGCTGACGCTCGGCTTCCCATTTGGCGTTACGAGCTTCACGCTCAGCCTCAAGAGCAGCATTACGCTTTTCACGCTTGCGGTCGTCGATGGTGTCGATGATGGACCTGACGATCCAAAACACGGCCAGAACCAGATAGAGGGACAGAAGCAGGATGCAAAGAATCGTAGTAGCGTTCATGGTATGTACCTCCTTAAGACAGGAAATCTTCATCCACATCGGTGGAGAAGTCAGATGCTGCGCTGGACTTGCCGCCGAGGGGTTCACCGTCACGGATCTTCTGCAGGTTATTCAGCCCACAGGCGATGCCCTTGTTGCCGTTGGAGTTGAAAGCGTAGAAGTTGATGCTGGCACGACCGTACACACCGGAGTAAACCTCGGAGCGGGTCAGGATCGGATTGCAGTCAGCGTCTACGATTCCGGGAGCCGTAGCAGAGTTGGCATTGATGAAGTAGCTGCCAGCATAAGCCGGATCATCCGGACGCTCGGTGTCGCCGTCACGGAGAGGCGTCTTGATAGCGGTGAGAGGCGGTACGGTGCGACCGTTGCCCTTGAGCTTGGCCTGACCTTCCTCATAGGCCGCCTGAATCGCCGACTTGATCTTCTGAACGGTCACGGTGTCAGTCTTCGGAATGATGAGGCTGACGCTGAACTTCGGGGTGCCGCCGTTGATGGACTTGGCCTCCCAGACATTGGCATAGGACCAGCGGGTGTCCTTGCCAGTGATAACCTTCATGGGGTTTGCGAGTTTAGTAGAATTTGACATATTAGTTGTCCTCCTTGAAATCATCGATGATGGTTGTCATTGCCGGTCTCTTATCGCTGTCCGGCACCAGCGTGGGTTTTCCTTGAGGCTTGGTGATCAGGCCTCCAAGAATGTCGTTGAACTGTTTCTTTCCGAGAAGTGATGTCATGGCGGTGACGCCGAGAATCTTGTGTTCGTAGGGGTCGTACCCGGCAGCTGTTACGGCTGCGATGACGGCATTCTCGTCTGTGTACTTGCGGTTAGATCGGCCCTCGACCAGCTTGTAGCCGGACCACTGTTTACCGCTGATGGCTGCCTGAAGAGCATAGTCCTTGATGTCGGAGGCCCAAGCGATCAGCTCATCGATTCGACCGAGGATTTCTTCGACCTCTTCATCTGTTAGCAGAGGCGGCTGCCTGAACTCGAACTTGGCAAGCTCCATGTTGGCGTTGGCTCTTTCACGGCAGTCAGCTTTGGCCTTGCAGAACTGGCACCATTCGCCGCAGTGGTATTCGCCGTCTCCGTTGAAGGCAAGCTCTGCAGTCGGAGCCAGAACCTGATCGGCCCACTCGTAGAGTTCGTCCTTCGGAACGGTGAAGGTGCTGACGTTGGAGCGTCGGGGCTGGTAGATGGTCATGCTGACGGTGTCGATGTCGTAGATGCAGTCGAACAGCTCCAGCGCACCGAGGGCATACAGTTTCATCTGCGGGTTGTCGTCAGCCTCGACCAGAACGCCTCTGCCGTGCTTGTAGTCCACGATGTGCAGCGTCCCGTCTGCAATGATGACGCAGTCGCCGGTGCCGAAGCCCTCTTCGACATACTTGGAGTAGTCGAGCCGCTGTTCGATCAGGACCACAGGGTCCGGGCAGGTCTTCTTGGCCTCCTCGACCAGCTCCATTACGAAGGACACATACCCGTTGGCACATTCCTCCATTTCGGAGTTGTACCAAGTAAGGTCTTCGGTCGGGTCTTTTGCTTCCATACCGAGTGCCTTCCGGAGCTTGTACTCACAGAGGGCGTGGGCGTCGGTGCCCTCGGCTGCGAAATCGCTGCCTTTGTCGTCGTAGCCTTCACAAAGCCTTGCCGAAGGTGGGCAGTTGAGCCACCTGTGAGAAGACGATGCAGAGAGAAGTGCGTGGTTAGGCATTTCCGAGCACCTCCGCATCCGCTACCAGAGCCTTGTAGCTTGCCGGGTCAACCTCAGAGAGCTTCTTGGCACCGTACTTCAGGAGAAGGTCACGGATCTGAGCGGTGAAGCCATCACGGGACTTTTCTGCCAGAATCGCTCTGACCTCTTCGAGGGTGAGTGCCTTTTCCGGTTCTGGAGCAGGGGCCACTTCCTCGCTGCCGCTGAATGCGCCGGTCAGCCAGTTGGCGATGTCGTTAATAGAAGATGCAATATCCCGCAACTCCCTGATGGTCGCTTCCATTTCGCTCATTTTGCTCATCACGTTTTCCTCCTTCCTGAGATTGGCTTGTCTGGTTCAGCTGAATCAGCTTCCTCGCCAGACGTCTTGACACTACGCTGATCGCCGTAAGCACTCCGATGAGCTCTTCATCGGTGACGGCCTTGTTGGGTCTGGACTCACTCATTGGCGGTTCCTCCTTTCTGAGGACCTGTGTTGTTTTGCTGTCCTCAGTACCCACTGGAGGGAAACCGGTGTTTTGAACGAAAAAAATCCGAAAAATTTTTGACCGCCGCAGAATTGCTTCCACGGCGGCCTTTGTTGGGTATTAGATGAAGTCCTTCAGGGCTTCACGCAGGATGGAGAACACCTTGTTCTTCTGGTAGTTGATGGTCGACTGGCGTTTGCCCATGTCGGCAGCGATTTCACGCTCCGTCTTGCCCTGCATGATAAGCTCGCAGATGCGTCTGCCGTCCGGATCAAGGCGGTTCAGCTCGTCGTATAGAGCGTCGAGCAGTTCCTTATCCATAAGGATGGACTCCGCAGACGGTGCGTCGTCGGCCAGCGTGTCACCAAGGGTAAGCTCGTCTTCCTCGCCGCCGATAGGCGTATCGATGGAAACCTTCTTACCGGCAGCGTAGAACGGGCAGCCGGGGCAAACACCGTCACACTTCCAAAGCTGGGCCTTGGTGCAGCGGCACTCGCCGTTCTTCTGGGCATGGTAGCGGGTGTTCCAGATGGGCTGGTAGTATGCCCTGTAAATTTCCTCGCTGACCTCGATAGGGGTCCCGTCGACCGGGATAAAGTACTTCTTGTCGTTGTTTTGCATGAAAATTTCCTCCGTTCGATTTGCTTGGAACGGAGGAAACCTTCATGGTCAGCTGCAAAATGGGTATAGAAATCCAACCACAGTCCCGACGGAGATTTCTCCGTTCCGGTCTGCAGCTTCCCGCTCAAAAGGCAGCTGATGATATTTACTTGTGGCCGTCAGGAAACGTTGAGCCACCGGTGATCAGTCGGTGCATTCCCTGACGGTGAGCAGTTTTCTGTCTTGCTCAGGACAGTTTTTTTAGTCGAGATCCACTTCGATGGCGTACAGGTCGCTGAAGACTTCAGGCAGGTCGCTTGGGTTAAGGTCCCAAGTGCCGTGTGCGCCGTAGCGTTTGAAAACAGATTCAACTACTGCTGAGCCCAACTGTGACTCGATGGCAGCAGCGGTGTTTTCAATGTTCACGATCCAGTTGTTACGTTCACGCTTTGTCACTGCTTGTCCCTCCTTGTCAGGTTCAGCTTCCTAATCCGGATAGTAGGCTGTTGATGCTGCCGACCACTCAGCTCCGGATCGTTCATGGCCGGTGAACGAGCTGAGAGGCGGCTTCTGTTGAATGGCGATTGCTTGAAAGTGAGTTTGTGTCGGTTTGTGCCTGTTATTGCCCAATGCTATTGATTTTTGGGCTTGGGTGTGATATAATAAAATATCAAGGTCCGCAGGCCGACAGCTCAGTCTCTTTCATTTCCGCCATCCACTAATAAGATACCGAGATGAAAAAGGACTTCCCATAAGCGCAAGGACCATGAAAAAGGACTTTCAGGACTTTTGATAGGACTTTTTCTGAAAGGGGTGATTTGCATAGATTTCGCTCATTTTTGCAGGGGTATATACAACTCTACAGAAGGCGTACCAAATCAAGATGCGTTTGTAATTGACGTCTTTAAAGCTGCAGGCAGTAGCTACTCCTTTACAAAGAAAGGTGCCTATAGCAACTCAAATTACGGGGCAAAACTGTTCAATGGCGGCAAGCTCCTTTCGAGGAACCACAGAAGCTCTTTTCCAAATCCGATAAATACTACCGGTCTTGCGAAGTACCTGTCGGAGCATATAAAAAAAGCGTCCGTCAGAACCGTGATGAACTACTTCACGATCCCAACGGACGCAGATATAAATGCTTCGGCTTTGACAAAAGCCCTCGCTGACCAGCTTCAGATAATCATACACGAGCCGGATTCCGATGCTGATATCGTAGCGACGAACTATCAGCAGTATTTGTCCCAGCTGGAAACGGACGAGCCGTCATTCCATAAGCCGCTCTATGATGGAGATACTTTCTGGATTGAAACGGCACCTGCCGACCGGCGACATGTCGTAGATTTTTACGAGCACTTCACCCACACATGGAAACTACTTAACTCCGGCAAGGTCGCATGGATGGGCCGAAGGCTTATCTGTATAAACGAGGATTCTATCACTCCCTGCGCCATGCAGCAGTCAATTGACATACCGGATACGGCTCCAAATGGACGAGCTGTTGTGTCGGTTGAATTCGATGCCCGTGGCAACGAGGACGCTTTTGAAAGTCAATGGGTTATGGTTGATAAAAACAATAAAGAGTGCTACCCAAACTATTCAAGCCCATTCAATGTAACGATTGTAGTAGAGAACAAGACATTTAAGAGATCTGGAGGTAACTAAATTGGGTAACGAGAACATTGAAAAATGGTCAACATTGAAAGAAGTCCAAGCATACCTTGGCGTTGGCAGAGAAACCATTTTGCAGTGGATCGCTAAAAGGAATATGCCAGCCTATAAAGTGGGTAAGCTGTGGAAATTCAAGCTGTCAGAGGTGGACGATTGGATTCGCTCCGGCGGTGCCGCTGACGACAAAGTTGATGATAAGGAAGACAAGACCGAATGAGTCCGTTTTTTAGGACAGCACATTTGGTACGATCATAATGGCTTAATGCCGAAATCAGAGTCAAGAGAGGAAAAACTGTATGGACAATCAGGTGCATAATTCAATAGTTAGCTTTATCTGGGGAATTGCGGATGACTGCCTTCGTGACGTTTATGTCCGTGGCAAATATCGTGATGTCATTCTCCCCATGACGGTTATCCGTCGTCTGGACGCATTGCTGGAAGATAGCAAGGATGCGGTCCTCGAAATGAAAAAACGGCTCGACGCCGCAAAGATTGATAATCAGTGGCCAGCCCTCTGCAATGCTGCGGGACAGGCTTTCTGCAATGCCTCACCGTACCGTTTGCGGGACCTTACCAGCCGTGCAAAGAAGCAGACGCTCAAAGCTGACTTTATCGCTTATCTGGACGGCTTCTCTCCGAACGTGCAGGTTATTCTGGATAAGTTCAAATTCCGCAATCAGATCGACACGATGGTGGATGCCGATATCCTTGGTGCCGTCATTGAGAAGTTTGTGTCCTCCGACATTAACCTGAGTCCGAATCCGGTGTGGAAGGACGAGGCCAAAACCATCATGCGCCATCCGGGTCTGGATAACCACGGCATGGGTACTATCTTCGAGGAGCTGATCCGTCGCTTCAACGAGGAAAATAACGAGGAAGCTGGTGAACACTGGACGCCTCGTGATGTTGTTGAGCTTATGGCAGACCTCGTTTTCATGCCCATTGCGGACCAGATTCAAGACGCTACATACTCCTGCTACGATGGGGCTTGTGGAACCGGAGGTATGCTTACCGTTGCACAGGAACGTCTTCTTACACTTGCCCATAGACGTGGCAAGGATGTATCTATCCATCTCTTTGGTCAGGAGATTAACCCGGAAACCTACGCTATTTGCACCGCAGATATGCTCCTGAAGGGCGATGGCGATCAGGCCGAACACATCGGCTTTGGTTCCACGCTTTCCTTGGATCAGCATTCGTCCCGCCAATTTGATTTCATGCTTTCCAATCCGCCATATGGTAAGAGCTGGAAGACGGACGCTGAGAAAATGGGCGGTAAAAAGGATATCCTCGACACACGCTTCAACACCTATCTTGAAGGCGGCGAAGAAATGGTAATGATCCCTCGTACCAGTGACGGCCAGCTCCTTTTCCTTCTTAATAACATCTCCAAAATGAAGAAGGACTCGCCGCTTGGCAGCCGAATTGCCGAGGTACATAACGGCTCATCCATCTTCACGGGCGATGCCGGAAGCGGTGAAAGCAATGCCCGTCGCTATATGATTGAAAACGATCTGGTCGAGGCAATTATTGCTGTACCGGAAAACATGTTCTACAACACAGGTATTGGCACATTTATCTGGATTCTCTCCAATAAGAAGGAAGCTCGCCGTAAAGGTAAGATTCAGTTGATTGATGCCACGGGTATGAAGTCTCCGCTCCGCAAGAATATGGGTAAGAAGAACTGTGAGTTCACTCCGGAGATCCGTAAGGAAATCGTCAGAATATTCCTCGAAATGGAAGAAAGCGACATCAGTATGGTGTTCGACAATAAAGAATTTGCCTATTGGACGATCACCGTTGAGAGACCGCTGCGTTTACGTGTTTATCCAGATAGAGAGATTCCCGCTGATTTGTTTAAGAAAGCTGATGAGCTTGCATCCGTCAAGACGGTCCTTGCGTCTGTTCCCACAGGTACACCGACGGACAATTGGGAGGCGTTTGCTAAAGCAACAAGGCTCAAGGCGGGTGTCCTCAAGAAGATTCGTCCTTATATTACGGAAAAGGACCCGACAGCACAGCCTATCGAAGGTGAAGCAGATGTGGATCTGCGTGACACAGAGAATGTGCCTTTTACATACGAAGGCGGCATCGATGCTTTTATGCAGAACGAAGTGTTACCTTATGCTCCCGATGCGTTTATAGACTCGAAAAAAACACAGATCGGCTATGAAGTTAGCTTCACCAAGTACTTCTACAAGCCTGTTGAACTTCGTGACCTGAGTGATATCTTGGCGAGTCTTAATGATCTTGAAAAAGAAGCTGATGGAATGCTTTCAGAGATCGTGGGAGGGGTAATATGATGCAGCGTTATGAAGAATACTCTGATGCACAAGCAGCTTGGCTCGAATCGTTACCCTCTCATTGGGATTGCAAAAAAATAGGTTCGCTTTTCACCGAGAGAAAAACAAAGGTCTCGGACAAAGATTATCCTCCTCTTTCTGTAGCGAGAATTGGGGTGGTTCCTCAACTCGACACAGCAGTAAAAACAGATGCTGGGGACAATCGAAAACTCGTGTGTTCAGGAGATTTTGTAATTAATAGCCGTTCAGACAGAAAAGGATCATGTGGTGTTTCTGAATTAGATGGATCGGTATCTCTGATAAACATCGTCCTTACGCCCAGACAGCAGTGGAATGGACGATATGTCCATTATTTGATGCGAAGCCATCCTTTTTCAGAGGAATACTATCGCAACGGCAGAGGAATTGTGGCCGACTTATGGACAACAAGATTTAGTGAGATGAAGTCCATCTTGCTTCCAATACCTCCACGTGAAGAGCAAGACCAGATTGTCCGTTTCCTTGACTGGAAGGTATCAAGGGTTAACCAGCTGATTAATACCAAACGGAAAGAAATCAAGGCTATTGATGCTATGCAAAAGTCTTTGATTAGCGATGCAGTGATTCGGGGCCTAAATCCAGATACTGAAAAGAAGTATTCCGGCTGTAAGTTTTTGGGTGAGATTCCTGCACACTGGGAGACTATTCCGCTGGTATCAATTGCAAAAGAGAAGTCTATTAGTGATTGTACCGAACTTCAGTTAATGTCCGTTTACCTTGATGAAGGTGTGATTCCTTTTTCTCAAAAAGAAGAAAAACGAACGAATGCAACAAGCAAAGATTTAAGTAAATACCAAAGAGTTGATCCGGGAGACTTTGTTCTGAACAATCAACAGGCGTGGCGTGGTTCGGTCGGTGTTGCTTTTGACACTGGAATAGTAAGTCCAGCATATATTGTGCTTTCAATGGATGAAACGCTGGACCGTGAATATGCTAATTTTCTGCTCCGGTCCAGAGGAATGGTAGATCAGTACCTAATTATCTCCAGAGGAGTTGGATCGATTCAACGTAATATTTATTGGTCTTCCTTGAAGAGAGTAATTGTGCCAATTCCACCTAAAGATGAACAGCAGCAAATTGTAGCTTACTTGAAGCAGACCGTTCGGATAATGCGTGATACTATCTCATGTTTGATTGAAGAAACAGAGGCCCTTGAAGAGTATAAGAAAAGACTTGTGGCTGATGTTGTCACCGGCAAAATCGATGTTCGTGATGTAGAAATCCCGGAATACGAATTTGTGGATGAGGATGCCGGTGCTGATTCGGATAGCGATGACGATTCGGACGATACCGAAGAACAGGAGGAATGATTATGGCTTTTACCAATACCAGAGAAGAAGGGCTGGAAGCCTTAATCGTTAAGTGGCTTGTTGAGCAGAACGGCTACGAGCAAGGCACTAACGATGACTACAGCAAGGAGTATGCTCTGGACGAGACACGCCTGTTCCGCTTCCTGTCTGAAACGCAGCCGGATGAGATGGATAAGTTGGGTGTATTCAAGTCTGACACCAAGAAGCGTCAGTTTCTGAATCGCTTGCAGGGAGAACTGGCCAAGCGTGGCATAATCGATGTTCTGCGTAACGGCATTAAGGTTTATCCTGCGGACCTGATCATGTTCTATCTCACGCCGACCGAGAATAACCAGAAGCAGAAAGAAATGTACGAGAAGAACATCTTCAGCGTGACCCGGCAGCTCCGATACTCGCAGGACGCTGGGAAGTTGGCACTGGATCTCTGTATTTTCATCAACGGCCTTCCGGTTATTACGATGGAGCTGAAGAACCAGCTCACAAAGCAGAATACGGAATACGCTGTCCAGCAGTATAAAGACGACCGTGATCCTCGTGACATCCTGTTCTCCTTCAAACGCTGCATGGTCCATTTTGCTGTGGATGATGCGACAATCAAGTTCTGCACAAAGCTGGCCGGTAAGGACAGCTGGTTCCTGCCGTTCAATAAGGGCTACAACGACGGTGCCGGGAATCCTCCGAATCCGGACGGCCTGATGACGGATTACCTCTGGAAGGACATTCTCACAAAGTCAAAGCTCTCACGCATTATCGAGAACTACGCACAGGTTGTCGAGGAAGTTGACGAGGATACCAAAAAGAAGTCTGTCAAACAGATATTCCCTCGCTATCATCAGTTGGATGCGGTTGAAAAGCTGCTGGCAGATGTTCGTGCCAACGGTGTCGGTAAGCGTTACTTGATTCAGCATAGCGCAGGAAGCGGCAAATCCAACTCCATCGCATGGCTGGCTCATCAGCTGATCGGCATTGAACAGAATGGCCGTCCGCTGATTGACTCCGTCCTTGTTGTAACGGACCGCCGTATCCTCGATAAGCAGATCCGCAACACCATCAAGCAGTTTATGCAGGTGAAGAACACTGTGGTGTGGGCAGAACATTCGGGCGATCTCCGAAAAGCCATTCAGGACGGAAAACGCATCATTGTGACGACTGTCGAGAAGTTCCCGTATATCGTTACTGAAATCGGACAGGAGCATAAGTCCAATAAGTTTGCTGTCATCATCGACGAGGCGCATTCCGGCCAGAGCGGTCGTAACTCGGCCCAGATGAACTTGGCCCTTTCCGGCCTCGCCTCTGAAGATGACATGGACAATGAGGATAAGATCAATGCCATGATGGAAGGCCGCAAACTCCTGACAACGGCCAGCTACTTCGCTTTCACCGCCACTCCGAAGAACAAGACCGAGGAAACCTTCGGTGTTGCTTATGAAGAGGATGGCGAGATAAAGCATCGTCCGTTCCATGTTTATACCATGAAACAGGCCATTCAGGAAGGCTTCATTCTGGATGTGCTGAAGTATTATACGCCTATCGACAGCTACTATAAGCTGATGAAAACTGTCGATGACGATCCCATGTTCGACAAGAAAAGAGCGCAGAAGAAGCTGCGTTCCTTCGTCGAAAGCAATGAGGTCACAATTTCAAAGAAAGCGGCTATGATGGTTGACCACTTCCACGAGCAGGTTATTGCCAAGAAGAAAATTGGCGGTCAGGCTCGTGCTATGGTTGTTACGGCCAGCATTCCTCGCTGCATTGAGTATTACTATGCTATCAGCAAGTGCCTCGCAGACAGACGGAGCCCGTATAAGGCAATCGTCGCTTTTTCCGGTGAGCACAAATATAAAGGTCAGGAACCGGCACTTACATCAGCTGCCATGAACGGCTTCTCTGATGCGCTGATTCCAAAGACCTTCAAGAAGGACCCGTACCGCATTCTCATTGTTGCAGACATGTTCCAGACCGGATTCGACGAGCCGCTGCTTCACACGATGTATGTGGACAAGCCTCTCTACGATATCGGGGCCGTACAGACCCTGTCCCGTCTGAATCGTGCATACCCCGGCAAAGACGACACCTTTGTTCTGGACTTTGCCAATAAGACATCTGTGATTGAGGAGTCTTTCTCAAAGTATTATCGGACCACAATTCTCTCCGGAGAAACCGATCCGAACAAGCTGTACGACTTAATCGCTGTCATGGAGGACTATCAGGTTTACAGCAACAATGATGTTGAACGGCTGGTAGACCTGTTCCTGAGTGGTGCAGAACGTGACCGCCTTGATCCGATATTGGACGCTTGCACGGCGGTTTACAAGCAGCTCGAAACGGATGATCAAATCAAGTTTAAGAGCTCTGCGAAGGCCTTTGTGCGTACTTACGGCTTCCTCGGAGCCATTCTGCCTTATGGAAACGTGGAATGGGAAAAGCTCTCAATCTTCCTGAATCTGCTGATTCCTAAACTGCCGTCGCCTCGTGAAGACGACCTGTCAGAAGGCATCTTGAGCACCATTGACCTTTCGAGCTATCGTAATGAAGCCCGTGAAATGATCTCCATTCGCTTGGAAGATCAGGATGCTGAAATTGCGCCTGTTCCTGCCGGAAAGACTGGCCACATTGTGGAACCGGAAATGGATCTGCTTTCCCGGATTATTTCTGACTTCAACGATATGTTTGGCAACATCAACTGGAACGACGCCGACAATGTCCAGCGGCAGATTCTCGAAATACCTGCAATGGTGTCCAGAGATAAAAAGTATCAAAATGCTATGCGCAACTCTGATGAGCAGAGTGCTCGGTTGGAAAGCGAACGTGCTTTGCAACAGGTTATCTTTGCAATCATGGCTGATAATATGGAGCTGTTCAAGCAGTTCCAAGACAATCCATCCTTTAAGAAGTGGCTTTCGGATCTGGTGTTCAACCTTACTTACAATCCGGAAGGCAAAGAGTACGTGATGCCGGGGCAGGGTGAAAAAACCGTCGCATACGATTTTCCCACGCAGGAATCTTTGATGGTTGCTGAAGACCCTGCCACGTATGGCGACAAAAAGGATGAAGAGTAAACTGTAACAAGGTGGAGAATGCAATGAATGATTCTTTTGACAAGACTATAAGCGGAGGTAAATTTGACGAGGTTTTTACCGAGGTGTCTCACGCTGAGACCCTTGGCCTAAAAAACCCGGAACAACTGCGCCTATTTCACCTCAACGTCAATAACAATGCATTCTCCTCCGATAAGCTTGAAGTGTTTCTCAGGAAGAACATCGGTCAATACGTTTTTTCTCGTGCTCAGATCGAGAACTATCATGTTGAGGGCGATGTGTACAGCGTAGGAATGGATGCCATCGACATCATGAAACGCAACGGGGCTCCGGGTCAGAAAGGCACCGGCAATGACCTCGGTGAAATCATGCTATATGTGTTTTTAGAGCAGGTTCTGGGAGCTCCCAAAATCATGAGCAAGGTAGAGCTTCAAACCGGAGCAAAACAATATGACAGTAAATGTGACGGAATACATCTTCTCTCGCTGGAGCAGGCTTTCGGCATGCCATACTACCACATGGTGTTTGGCACCTCCAGCATTGTGGGTGATATGAAAAAAGCTGTTGACACTGCCTTCGACGCCATTGTTGAGATCGAAAAGCAAAGCACACAGGAGCGCACCCTTGCTGAAAACACGGTATTCAGCAAGTCCTTTGATCAAGATACTATTCAAAGAATTAAGGATTTGCTCGTTCCGAGCAAGGGGCCGAAAGTTCCATGCGACACTGCCTATGGAGTTTTCCTTGTGTATAATCTGGGCCTCAAGGCTGCTAATTACAGCGGAGTCGATTTCAGACGAGCACTGACCCAGAAAATGGACACAGACATTAGAAATCACGCCTCGTATATTGCGAGTAAAATCAATGCGCTTGGTCTGGGCATGCACTCGTTTTATTTCTACATCCTGCCGCTCAATGATGCAGATGTTGAGAAAGCCCAGATTATGGATCGTGTGATGAATGGGGGTGGCAGACCTTGAGCAATCAAACGCTGCAGAACCTTGGCGATGCCATTTTCGGGGACATTGACAACAATCCCTTCCTGAATGAACTCTACGACAATATCCTTTATAACTATGCCATCACCAAATTTAACCTCACTGATAAACGGCAGATGCGGGAAATTGATGTGGTGTCGGCCTTGCGGTTTGCAGATTTGCTTTCCAAGTCGACACATGAGGCAAATCGGGATAAGCATAAAATGTGGGCACAGGAGATAATCATCCTGCTGCATTCTCTGTACCCGGACAATCCCGACGTAAAATTCTACGCCGGATCAGTGTTTGCGAACACTGGGAACTATCAGGCAAGGAAGATAATCGAGAGCGACTTCTACGGTACGACCGCATTAGAGCGTTTCTTCGCTGAATACCAGAATGATTATTTGACAATTCCTGCAGCACCAGAACTTCGATTCTTTGGCGCACAGAAAAATGCTTACGATCATCTCTCGGATGATCACTTCAGCTATTCCGGTCCGACATCTATGGGTAAGTCCTTCCTCATGAGAATGTACATCAAGGACCAGATACAGCATGGGGTAAAAATGAACTTTGCCCTGATTGTCCCAACAAAGGCACTTATCAATGAGATCTACAAGCAGGTCATTGACGAGGACCTTAAAACCCTCTTGTCGGAGCACAACTATAAGGTTGTCACCGCAGCCGGAGATATTGCTTTGGAGGGCAAGCATAATTTTATTCTGGTGTTGACACCGGAACGATTGCTGTATCTGCTCATCAGCAAGCCGGACTTGCAAATAGACTATCTGTTTATCGACGAAGCGCACAAGCTGTCAGGAAAAAACAGCCGTGGGCCGTTTTACTACAAAACCGTAGATATGCTTCTCAAAAGGAAGAAGAAGCCGCATTTCGTCTTTGCTTCACCTAACATTCCCAATCCAGAGGTATATTTAAAGCTGCTGACAGACATCGAAAACAACGGTGATGATAGCCACCTTCGTTCCACATTTTCACCGGTGGCCCAGATTAAGTTCAGCATAGACCTCAACAATTTCACTGTCAGTGTATATAACGACCATACCGGTGAGTTGGATTACCTTGCGGAGATCAAAGACAGAAACGCTTCTCTGGTTTCATTCCTTCTGATGTTTGAAAGAATAAACCGGGAACTTCCCTTTGAGCGAAAGCAGCAGACCATCGTTTATTGCAACGGTAGAAGTAAGGCGATTGAAAATGCGCTTGCTTTTGCAGATCAGCTTTCGGAAATTCAGGATAATGACCTGAATGCACTGGCAAGGGATATCACGAATGAAGTACATGGCGACTACTATTTGGCCCAGATTATAAAAAAGGGCGTCGCATATCACATTGGATACCTACCAGCTGCCATCAGAATGCGTATCGAGGACATGTTCCGTCGTGGCAAAATCACGACTATGTTCTGTACCAGCACCTTACTTGAGGGTGTCAATCTCCCAGCGGATAATCTGTTCATTACCGATAACAAGATTTTCCGAAAGGTGATGACGCCGGTTGACTTCCGAAATCTGATAGGACGTGTCGGACGCATCCGTTTCAACCTTTACGGGAATGTATTCTTCGTCTCGCAGGGTGAAAAGCTGAAACAGGAAGACTATGTGGACCTTTTGAAGAAAGAAGTCCCGAAGCAAACGCTTTCTATCGAGGCTGGACCGAAGAGCCTAACAAACGCCGAAAAGAAATATGTCGTCGAGGCACTACTACAGGGCAATATTGAACTCGTAAAAAGAAATGACGCACAGTCAGAGGAAGCCTATGTAATGATGCGTAAGTTTGCCCTCATTCTTTTACGGGATATTATGCAGGACAACGACAGCCTTGTAAGGCGTGAGTTCTCTAATCTGCTGACACCCAAGGATGAAGCGAAAATACGAGAAGCCTTTACTGATCCGTTCACAGAACCGGATGATGATATCAACACCTCGGTGGATCAGACGAAAAACCTACGTGCCGCTATCGCAATGGGCCTGAAATACCCTGACCGTGTAGATGGCAAGTTCAATTATGACGACGTTTTGGCTTTCCTTGAAAAGCTGAGTCGGATCTTCAAATGGGGAAAGTATGAGGCATCCACGCTCGGAAAGCCGACGCTTCTGCGTTGGTATGCGGTTGTTCTTATTCAATGGATGGAAGGTACGGGCCTTAGCAATATCATGAAAAAGGCACTGGAGTACCGGCAACAGCACCCTGATAACTTCTGGGTGAACCGAGGCCAGAAAGAATACTACGACGATGGACTCCGGCACCGCAATATCGTATTTGCCGACACCTTGGAGGTCATTGATAACATTGTGCTATTCAGTATTTCAAACTACTTCCTTCGCTTCTCGAATGAGTATAAGACGGTCCATCAGCTGAAGGAGTTTGATAACAACTGGTACGAATTTGTAGAATACGGAACGACGAATCCGATCACTATCCTTCTTCAGCGGAACGGATTCTCTCGTGAGGTATCCACTTATATCCGGAACAACAAGGATGAGTTTATTATCGAAGGGCCGGATGGAAAATGGCATCTGAGTACGGCATTGCTTGAATGCTCAAATACTAACGCTCGAACAGAGGCGTCGAGTGTAAGATATAACATGCCGGAGCTGTTTATTTCTGGACAATTGGGAGGTAACTGAAATGAGCGACACAACGGGATACATCTACATCATGACGAATCCATCCTTTAAGGAGTATGTCAAAATTGGATATGCAAAAGATGTGCAGCAGCGACTGGACGAGCTGAATCGCAGCTCTGCGGTGCCATTCGCATTTCGTGTCTACGCTACATACGAAGTTGACTCTGCACTTTCTGATAAGAAACTGCACACCATTCTGGACAAGCTCAATCCGGATCTGCGCTCTATGGAAGAAGTCGATGGCAAAAAGCGTATTCGTGAGTTCTATGCTATGACGCCGGAGGACGCTTATTCCATACTGGAGGCGATTGCTGAAATCAACAATTACAAGCATCGTTTGAAAAAATGGAAGGCCACCGCAGAAGAGCAAAAGGATGAAGAAATCGCACAGGAGATCAGCGAGGCCCATCAGGAAAGAATGGCTCCGTTCACTTTCTCCATGTGTAACATTGCTGTCGGTGAGCAAATCGAATTCTGGCGCAGCAACACGGAGCCGTCAGGTGTCATGTGCGTCGTTGCTGATGACAAGCATGTCTCTTATAACGGTCAAAAATGGTCTCTTACTGCATTGGCAAAGCATCTCCTCGGTGTTAAGTGGGCAATGGCCGGTCCTCGTTATTTCAAGTACAACGGTGAATGGCTGAACGACATCCGGAAGCGTCTGAGGGTTTGA